ATGTAATTTTCGAAGGTGCCGGCCGCGACGCCCGAGAGGTCCTCAGAGAGGCGCGACTTGCTTTCCATCATTTCGGAGTCGCGATACGGGAGTTTGCTGGTCAGCTTGGCGTGCTCGGCGGAGTCCAGCGAGCAGAAGCCGAAGGACGAAAACCACCACAGCATTCCCTGCTGGTCGATGACCGACCGCTGGCTCTTGCAGCCGATGTTCGGGAAAATCTCCTGCTGCATGTTCGGCGTGATTGGCCACTGCGTGCGGTCCCGGATGCCGGCCTGAATCAGCGAGGTCTCGTTTTCGGTGAAAACAATGAGCTGCGCGAACTCCACCGTCGGGTTGCGCGCGAGCGCCGTGATTTCTGAGGGGAGCACGAAGGACCGCACCGTCGCGAGGTAGATGTCCTCGATGAAAGAGATGGGGTTGTTGATGTCGGAGGCGAACAACTCCGCGCCACGCGCGACCCAAAGGCGGTCGCCAACCCATCGCATCGGGCCTCCCATGGGAATGGCCCCCGTGCCGCGAGACTGCGTCACACGGGTTCCGTCATAGTAGGCCGCAGGCGAGAAGGCCCCGTCCTGAATCACGAGGAGATTTCGCGGATTGATGAGCGTCAGACTTCCGTCCGCGTTCTGCTGCACGGACTGTTCCACGAGCGCGAAATAGGCCTGCCGGGCCTCCGGCAGAAACGTGACGTCGCTGAGCCGGCGGGCGCTCGTGAAGGGCGGGTCGGAGACGTAGAGCAGCCCGTCAACCATGAAAACCAGTTGTTCCGCGCCGACCTTGGGCTTGAATTTCGCGAAGCCTTGGAGCCGGCCAGGGGCCAGGGCGGTCAGGCACCGGTAGCCGGGGCGGCACTGCACGATTCCGCCGCGGTTGACGATGTTTTCGCCGCGCGCGTATTTTCCGGGCGGGAGCTTAATCGGGTGGGAGTTGCTGTCCATCCCCACCTCGAAGCTGATGTCGCCGTCTTCAAGGAAGTTTGCGGATGCCATAGCTTACTCAACCTCGTCGTAACCCGGGTTCTTGATGCTGTTCCGGTCATCGACCTGAATCGGCGTGCGGGCGGGTCCCTCAAGGCTGGATTCTTTCTCCGTCAGGATTCGGACCGCGTGGGCCTCGTAGGTCGTCGCATTGGCGATGTCGGTGTCGTCATAGAAACGGACGGCCCGCATTGCCAGGACCAGCGCAAGCCGGGAGTGCAAAAGGATTCGGTCGTATTGGCTGAAAAGCCGGTAGCTCCGCTTCCGGTAGCAGAGGCGAACCCAGCACGCGTTCCGCCAAAGTTTAATCCGGCGATACATCGGCTTCGTTTCGTTCGGCTCGAAAATTCCGAGAAGTGTTCCGGTCGTGCTGTTCACCGTGGACGAGTTGTCGAAAGACGAGAGGCGCACGTCCGCCACGGTGTTAGCCTTGACGATGTGACTGATGCGGCTGATGGTGGGCGCGTTAACGTCCGGCAAAGCAAACCCGAAAACAGTGGGGACCAGATAGCCGTCGCTCCACACGCCGCCGACCTGGGTCCGCAGCGGGCGGTTCTGGTCGTCATGGCCGAAAACCCGCAGTTCCTTGCCCTCGTCCTCCTGGCTGTCCAGATAGGCCACGAGTTTCCCGGGGCAGGGCAGGTCCCGGTAGGTGGGGAAATTTCCGACATCGGTCCACGACCGCCAGACGGTGATGAAGTCCCCCGGGCCGTTGAGGTGGAAAGAGTGCAGCGGGTTGAGTCCGAGTGTCGGATGCCCGTCCATGTTCAAGGAAATAACGGTCTCCACGTCGCGCGGCAGCGTGATGCACTGCGCGCCGTCCACGCAGATATCCACGTAGCCGATGAGCGCATCGACCTCACCCTTCGAGGCCAGCAGCTCGACGGAGTCCCCGATTTTCTCGTAAAGCAACGTATCGTCGCAGTGACGGAAAATTTTCTTGGCCTCCGACCAGATTTCTTTGACGAGGAACATTAGTCCTGCTCGCTGCGGTATTTGTCGAGCGTATCGCCCGGGCTTTCCGTTTCCTCGCCGGCCTCGGATTCGACATCGAGGATTTCCTGAATCTCGAGCTCGACGGACTGTGTCGTGCCTTTGTCGGAGGTGCGATTGGTCTCGCTCTTCTTGCGGAATCGGACCTCCATCACGCCCTCGTCGGGCAGGTCGTATTTTTCGTCCCAGTCGAGGTAGAGACACGGGTAGTATTTCTCCTTTTCCTTCGAAGATTTCACGGTGGGCTCGGGTGCGGCGATGGGAGAATCCATTGTCTTGCCGAGGTCGATTGGGTAGTCAGCCATAAAAGTTACCAGGAAATGGTTGCAGTGTTTCCGGAGAGCGTCACGGTGTATCCGAGCGCCACCAAAAGATTTCGGACCCGCACCGCAGTGGGCAGTGCGAGGATTGCGGGGTCCACGGCGATTTCCACCGAGGTGCCTACAAATTCCGGGTTGTTGAGAACACGGTTGAGCTCATCCTCGATTGAGGATAGAAGCCCGAAAAGGGTGGCGCGAGTGAGCGGAGGGTTCGCGGTGCCGGCCGCGGCATTGATGATTAGCCGGCGCTGGTCGATACGCAGCTTGAAATCGGCGGCTGGGGGGATGTAGGGCATTAGTAAACTTTCCGGACGCCGATGGCCGCAATCTCCATGAGATGCGTGGTGTCGTCCCAGTTGATGTTGAGCGCGTCGAAAACTCCGGTGCTCTCGTCGAATGACCAGGAGTTGGTGTTCGTGGCGGCCGGTGCCGTAGTCGAACCAGTCAAAGAAGCCCAATCGGTCTGTCCGCCGAGTGAGGCCGTGGCCTCCGCGTTTAGCAGGTCCAGAATTCCATGTTTCGAGATGGAAAAGTTGATTCGGTCAATGTTCGTAGAGCGCATCGCTACCGAGTAGGTCACTGCGGTCGCGGTAGTCGCCGCCACCGGCCGCGCGATGTCCAGTAGGAGCAGAGACCGGTAGGCCTCCGTGCGAGAATGACGCCGGCCATCAGAACCAGAGCCTGAGCCGCGGTCGGTCGTGGTGTTCACGCGACGCGTGGCCCAGCGGGTGCTCACGCTCTGCAAATAGGAGTTGAGCGCCGTTTCAGCGGTGTCGGTCCACAATGTGGGAGACGCCGCGCCGTCGTAATTTACCCCGAGAAAGTTGTCGCAGTTGGTGGAGTTGAATCCGCGGAAGTTGGTGCTATTACACAACCCGATGGCTCCGCTCGCATTGAAGTTCCCGGAGCTGGTGAAGCGCCACAAGAGCGCAATCTGGATTCGGTGCCACTCGCTGCCGAAATAGAATGGGCGGATGTATTCGCCGTTGTTCAGCTCGAGGCGATTTTCCGTCTTGCCGTTCGCGATGTTGCGGGAAACGATTGTCCCGCCCGTGATTTGTCCGTTCGCGCCCCAGCCGACGCCTTTGTTGGGGGTGGAGAGTGCGCCAGCGGCGTAGTCGTCGAAAAACTCGAGGCACCAGCCATCGTTGGTGGAAAAGGCGTCCGTGCCGTTGGCTCCGGTTGCGCCCGTCGCGCCTGTTGCGCCCGTGGCACCGGCAGGTCCTGGGGCCCCGTCGATCCCCGGCGCTCCGTCCAGTCCGTTCGTTCCGTTCGCTCCTGAGGGTCCGGCGGGTCCGGCGGGGCCGGGCGTGCCCGAGCCGGCGGGGCCGGGCGGGCCCTCGGGGCCTTGCTGGCCGGCGGGACCAACCGCGCCCACATTATGCGGCGCGATTTTCTTGGTGACGTAGGTGCCGTTAGGCTGGCGCTCGGCGATGAAAAGCCAACCGCCATTCGGCGAAACCGACTCTTCTCCCTCGACGTAATCTGAAACTTTGCTCATGGACAGTCCGGGTTTTCTTTCAGGTCGTCGTGGATGAAGCTTCCCGTGACTTCGTCCAGGATTGCGAACCCCGCCTCGTCTTGCAGGACCTCTTCGCACGCCGTGCTGAAAGTCCGGCGCGGCAGCGTGCGCGGGACCTTGTCGAGCCGTTTGATGCCGGCCGCTGGGGGGCAGCCGCAATTCCCGAGCTCGTGGTTGGGGTCGCGGATGACCGGATTATTTCCCCTATGACAGTCTGACATAGATGAGAGTCGAGTCCGTGACGTTGATGGTTTGGGTTGCCGTCGCCGCCGTGGAGATGGCGTAAATCTGGATGACCTGATTGTCGGCCGAGGTGGTGACCAAGGCGCGCAGTCGGATGTTGTCGAAGTCAGGGTGCTCCACGAGCAGAAAATTTGCCTGCGAGTCGGGAACGTCCGCGGCGGTCGTAGAGTTGAAAAACTTGAGGCTCCACCCCCGCTTCGCACCCGAGTTTTGGAGGACCGTGAGCGAGGCGTCGAGAAGATAAATCCCCGCCGTAGGAAGCGTGACCTCGAGGTCGGTGCCGGCGAATGAAACCTTGGCATACGACGCCGTGAGGTTGTAGTCCGCCCCAAGACCCGTGCGGGTCGAGTTCGCGTTTGTGGCGACCGCGCCCGCGGGCCCCGTCGAGCCCGCCGCACCCGGAGAGCCAGTCGCGCCAGTTGGGCCCTGCGCGCCCATGTCGCCTTTCGGGCCCTGAAGACCCTGCGGCCCCGTGATGGTGAGGCCTCGCGGGCCGGTTGGCAGCACCAAGGTCCCCGGCGGAATGACCGCATGCGGTGACGGGATGCTTTCGAGCAGCGTCGCAAAGACAACCGACGTCTGGAAAACCTCTGTGATTTGATACCAGCCAGAGCCGGGAATAAAAATCGTCTGGCCCACCGAGACCACCGGGCTGGGGATGATGCTGAACTGCGCGGTTCCGCCGGCAGCGCCCGGAGGGTTGAAGGCGGACGTGGAAACCGTGTAGGCGTTGTGTCCGATGTCGCCCGTGTCGCCCTTTGCGCCCTGCGGCCCGATGAGTCCGACCAGCCCCTCCTCAAAGAGGCGCTTGAAATAACAGGCGAGGCCCTCGTCGGTGCCTTTCGGGTTGCCGGGGACGCCGACATCAAGGTCGCAGGGCAGAATCCAGGTGACCTTTCCGTTGACCTCGGTCTTTTGCAGGACGCCGTAGAACGAGCGGATGAAATTCTCAAGCGCGCTCGGCAGGGTCTCACAGGCCGCGCTGTTCTGGTTGCAGCCGGTGTTGCAGGGTGTGCAGGCCACCGAACAGTTCGACACGTTCGTGCAGGTGTCACCCTGGCAGTTTCCCGCCGGGCCCCCCTGACAACCGCCGGAGCAGTTGGTGTTATTGCAACTTTGACAGGACATTCTCTTTGAGAGTTTTGAGCTCCGCGTGAACCCCGCCGTGGCGGTGTGCGAACCAGTAAAGAACCGCGGCTCCCGCGCCGACCGCGAGAATCAGCAACTCGTGGCCGACCACGAGGACGGGCAACACAATCATCGCGAGGCCCGCGCCGGTAATGACCGCGCTGGTCGTTACGCTGCCGCCCACAATCATCTTCGTGTAGGGCCACACAAAACTGGACGCGCCGAAAAGGAAAACGAGTATGCCGACCCACATCACAGGTCGAAGAGAGCTGAGCTTGGCTCCGAGCTCCCGCGCCACGTCTTTCTGGGCTGCGCCGATTTTGGTGTGGACCTCTTCGGTCGTGACGCCCTGGGGGCCGGCCACTCGTTTGTAATCCTGCACCGTTTCCGTCAGCGGATTTTGGGACTGCCGAACAGAAACCACATTGCCGTCAGCCGACTTAATAGAAGACCGGCCGGGGCTAAGCGGGAAAGACGCGCAGCCGACGAGCCACAGGCAACCGATTAGAGCGAGAAGGTTTTTCATTTCTTGAGGTTCCGCCACTTGGTGTAGATGTAAATCGCGGTCACAGTCGCGACGGCGAGCTGGGCCACGAGGAGCAGGAAATTCAGGACCGGGTTGCCCAGGTCAACGAACCAGTTTGAGGCGGGTGTCACCACGCCCAGGAGGCTCGCCACACTGACTTTTACAGAGTCGGGGACGTTCATTAGAACAGACGCACGTAGCGGATATCGGTTGTGGTTGATTCAACGGTGCCGCGAGTCGCGGTTTCGTTAAAGGCGAAAATCGAGACGACCTTGTTTACCGCCGTGGTCGTGACCGTTTCGCAGAGAAAAATGTTCACCCGGCCGGAGGCGGGGCCCCCGGAAACTTTCTTGTTCACGCCGATGTCCGCGCTGTCCGTGGTGTTTCGCAGCTTGGCATCGTAGATGTCGTCGGCGGTCGCGCCGTTGATGATGCTGACGTTTGCGATGATGAGGTAGGTCCCCGCGGTCGGTAGGGTCACCGCTGCGTTCGTGGTGCCAAAAGCGACCTGCGCGGTGGCGTTCGTCAGGGAATAGTTCGTCCCGACACCGGCCTGCGTCGCGGTGCGGTTGTGGACGTGATTGGTCGCGCCCGAGCCGTCGTTCGCGCCGCTCGTCCGATATTGGAGCGCGCCGCCGATGGACCAGATGGCGCTGGCAGTCGTGGGGTCCGCGGAGGCCGCGGTGCCGTCCTTCAAGACGAGACCGCCGACAAGAGACGCGGGCTCAATGGTAACCACGTTCCCTACTAGAATGTTGCCAGCAGAAGAGACGAAGGCGCGGACCAGGGCCGAAGCAGAGCCCACGGGAGTCGTGCTGAATTGGAGATAGCCGGCAGAATGCCCCGAGGACTGGTCTTCCCCGGCGCGGCCCGTGATTTGTGCCCCGGACACATACGCGGTGCCGTTCCAGGCCTGAAAAGCCATCGTCCCCAGCTCGCTGTTGTTCGTGACCGCGGCGGTGACATCTCCTGTAGTGCCGCGCTTCTTGAAAATCAGGAAATAGGCGAAGGTGGTGGCCGAGTCATCAGTGACGAAAGACGCGTTGCCGGTGGAGTTGACGAAAGTTCGGCCAGTGAGCGCGCCCTGCACGACAAGCGCGCCGGTCATGGTGTCTCCGGACTTCAAGACATACCGGGCATCGGCGACTACCTGAGTGAGGCCGCCGGTCGCGCCTGCATCGAGCGAGGCCGCGATTTTGAAAAGCAGGTTGTTGTCGGAATCTCCGAGCCGTGGGGTGTTGTTCATTAGGTTCCGTTGAAAATGTGGGCGAGTTTAAAGAGGAGGGTGTTGTTCGAATCCCCCGGCGCGGGCGGGTGGTTCGCCGAGAGCGCGGCGTTCGCCAGCTGGCAAATCTTCAAGAGCAGGACGTTGTCCGTGTCGCCCCAAACGGGCGTTGGGTCAGAAAACATGGAGTTCCTTTTTTGACAGTTTGGCTCGGCGGATTTTTTCCTTGGTCTCCGGCGTGTGGGGTTTTCCCCACTGCGGGTTCCTCTTCCCAAGCAAGGAGCGCCGTGTCTTTTCTCGGTGCTCCGTAGACGGGACCCGACCGAGGTTGGCGACCCGGATTTTTTCTCGGTGCTCCGGAGATTTAGGAGAGTTGGTCCCGCCCCTTCCCCCCTCTTCGAGGTTCAAGAGCCTGACGCCAATCATCCGAAAAACCCGAATGTATTCCTGCTCCCAAAATTGCCACTGAGACGTCGGAACCTCGTCGAGGACCTCTAGCACGGGTCGCATCCCGAGGGACTTGAGTCCTCGAATCCAGCAGGCCGTCGGGGTTTTTACCCGAGAGGAGGTGTGCTGCCAAAAACGGTGAGTTGGCCGGTCCGATTTCCCAAGATACCGGGTTTCCCCGGTTCGCGGGTCATTCAAAACGTAAATGAAGGTCGTGTCCGGCATTCCTACAATAGGTTCCGATTCCCCGCCCCCGTCAACCGAAATTAAAACCCCGCAAACCTGACGGCCTGCGGGGCTCCTACGAACCGGCGCTGCTGCGTGCAAAGCAACACCGACAGTGTTAAGAAACCCGGTTGAGGAGCTTGACGAGCAAGCTGTCGAGGGTCTCCGTATTTTTCGCGGCCACGCCCAAGGACGTGAGGACCGCAACAAGAACTCGAATCGCGTCGTCGGCGGTGGACAGGTGCAGACCGAACTTGGCGTTCGCCGCTTTCGCGAGCGTGGGCCATTCCTGGTCGTGCAGTCCGTATTCAACAAACTCAGCCATGATGGTAGTGGGATTGGGTTTGGGGAGAGGTTTTTGACGCCTCTCCCCAGATTGTTACCCCGGCAATTAGGCCGAGCAGGTGACACCGACCGTGGTGAACGCGTCAGAACCAGAGAAGCTGGAGCTGGACGGAACCGCGCAGTCGGGCAGACCGAGGTCCGCGGTGCAGCGCCGATACAGAATCGGAACCACGAACTGCGGCCGGATGGGCTTGTAGGCCCGGATGATTTGGTATTTGTGCCAACCGAAATCGCCATAGACGTTGCAGTCGTTGTCGATTTGGTAGTGCCACTCGAGTTCGCCCATGTAGAGCTGGGGCGCGAACTTGAACGTGCCTTCACCGACATAACGCTCGGGGACGAGGCGCTCGAAACTCATGTCGGCCAGGAGGAAAAGGACCTCATAGTCGGCGGTGAGCCAGGACGGATTCGGCTTGGCGTAGGCCGTGTTCTTCGTGGCGTTCGTCACGATGGTGACGGGGTCCACGAGGTTCAGCGTGCCGTTGGCCTTGAAACCGGTGGCGCGCAGCGGGCGCTGGTCGATACCGAACGCAAGGCCGCGGTAGGCGGGAGCCGTTTCCCAGCTGTAGCCGGCGAGTGAGAGCTCGCCCTGCTTGTAGCCGCCCGTGACGTAGGACTGAAGGATGTCCTTCACGCCGGATTCGGCGCGGAACAGTTCAATCTGGTCGGCGGACGCGATGACGCGGAAGTGCGGGCTGCCCTTGTCGCCGGCGTCGAACATCTCGGCGAACAGGTTCTCCTTGATGTAGCGGGCGATGAAATGCAGCGCCTTGAAGGACATTGGGCCGGTGGGGAGCAGCGGCGCGAACTTGACACCGATGTCAGTCTCAACGCCACCCGTGAAGAGCGAGTTGAAATCGTAACCGGCGACTGCGGTGAACTTCGAGGCCGAGCGCAGGTAAAGCTGGGCGCGGATGTCGGAGTTGATGTATTGGGTGACGAGCTTCTTGAGCGAGTCCTCGGAGGCGAGGTAGCTCGTCTTGAAGGCCGCGTAACCTTTCTTGACGCAGACGCGAGGCCCAAAACCACGCTTCGATTCAAGTCGAGAGATGTAGTTGATGGCGTCGGTGAGGTCTTGGTGGCCGCGGGTCCCGCAGAGGTCGGTATCGCAGACAAACTCGGGCAGGGCCAGAGAGTCGCCAGGGGCCGCCTGGAGTTGAACACTCGTTCGGATTTCGTCAGAAACGCCTGAGGGGAAAACTCCGCCTCCGATGACGTTCATGAACGGGGCGTTGGCTGCCAACGTCTTAGCGATGGCCCCTACCAAACGCTGCGTATCCTTTTGGGCTATGTCCGAGACCTGTGCCGGGGTGATGCAATCTCCCATGTTCTTATCAATCAAAGACTTGCGTCTCTGAATCCTTCTATTTTGATGTCGCTTTTTGGGCGACGGGTTAACTCAACAATTTTCCACGAGTTAAGTCGTGGGACTTTTCCAACTCTTTCGGGGGAGTTGAAGCCGCCTTGTCGAGCCAACACAAGGAGTTAGGCCCTGTCGCGTTTGACCACGACGCGAGGTATGGTCAGGGGAAGAAGTGTGGGGAGGGGTGGGTTTGTCAACCCGGATTCTGAAGAGCCGCCCGGACGTGTCGTTGGATGGAGTCGCACTTCACCCCATGCACGAAAAAGACGCCCTCCTTTCGCAGCCGCTGGAAAACGTCCGCCGGCATGGCGGGGGACCGCCAGAAACTTCGCATCCCAGGGCAATTAGCCCAACCCCGCTGTTTGAATAGGGGGGCCTGGAACCAATCCCACCCAGCAGTTGGCCGGCACCCCCCAATTTTCCGCGCGAGCCAATGAAGATACTCAGACTCCCCAGAGACAAGGCAGTTGCCGTTAATGTGCTTGCCATCCGTCTCTTTCGGGCCCGGGGGTATCAGCGCCCCCACCATATTCGCGCCCTTCGCGTGAAGCCGGTCCCATTCGGAGTGTAGGCGGGCAATCCAGTCAGGGGACATAGGGTTGCCATCGGCCTCGAAGGCAAGAAGCGCTTTGAACGGCGGCATTTTTTTGGCTTCAAGCTGCGTGTAAACATGGTCCACAGTGCCATAGAACAGCTCATTACAAGCGAATGGCCAACCCTCCGCACGTCGATTTTTATTGGTGAACACGAAGACATTGAATTTCTTCGCCACATAATCAATCGTGGCTTGGTCGTGCTTGCAATCGAACCGAGCGGAAAAAAGAAAATCTGCCCGCTCGCTGTGCTCCGGCTCTAGGTCTGCCACAAATCTGGCGTTCCTCATCGCTGCTTCTTTATCGCCCTCCCAGAATTGAAGCATCAACAAAATCTTACTCATCTCCTTTTCTCCAATTCTCCTCCGCGAATAGTGGCTGAAGGTTCGTCCAATGAAAACAAGCTCTCTGCTGGTCTGGGTCTCGGAGGTTGAACTTCGCGCAGGGTTTTATGTGGTCGATATGCCAGACCGTTCCATAGTTCTCCCAGGTCATCCCGGGACGAAACAGAATCTCGAGGTGAACAACCAGCCAACAAACAGGGCAACCCAGAAGTTCTACAGTCCGCGCCGATTTGAGGACCCCCCGGACCGCCTTGTTCACTCGACGTCGCAAGTTGCTGGTCAGTTTCCCTTCTTGGGTCGATAAGACCTTCCTTCGGTAGAGCCTGCCCTCTATTTTTCGCTTCCCCGACGCGACCCGTTTGGCTCGAGCCCGGTCATTGATGGCTTTCTGTTTCTCCGGGTTCCTCTTCCGCCACTCCCGAAGATATTCTGGGTATTGGTAGGATTTGTTCACGTCAACTTTCCGTAAACGCGGTCCCCGAGGTGCCCGCAATAGAGCGCCATATCGACGTGCGGAACGTGCCCGCAGTCCGCAGCGCGCTGGCAGAGTGAAACATCTTCCCCCGCCCCAACCGCGAGGCGGGCCGATTGTTTCACCGCGCTCTCATAGTGCGCTTGAAGCTTGGCCAGCTTGGTGTTCGGGTCGAGGTTCTCCCGGAGGATGTCTCCGAACAGGTCAAAGTTCCGCCGGATTTCCTGCTCGTTCGGCGAGAACCAATTTCCGCCGGAGCCGGTCTCCGGGTTGCGCCCGAGGTGCGGGTAGCGCTTCTCGATGTCGAGGAAAACGGAGCGATGAACCAGGACTGCGCCAAAGCCAACCCAGGCCGTGGGCTTGATGAGGTCATAGGGACCTTTTCGCGCGTAGGCATCCTCGCGCTCTGAGTTCATCGCTTCCGCGTAAATCGGTTTACTATTCGGGTGGCGACCCCAATACACTCCGCCCACAAGAGTCTTGCCGTGAGATAACAGGCGGTCGATGACGTTGAGCCCGGCAAAAGAGTCGGGCAGATGCTGTCGAGTAAGAGCGTTGAAAAGCTTTGCATCGCCCGAAGGAAGAATTTCATCGCCGTCAACCCAGAAGGACCACTCTACCCCCGACCGCAGAAACTCGTCCGCGAGAGTGTTGCGGACGTGCCACACCGCGGCGTCGCCCCATCGCGCGCGGACACCGATGCGCCCCTTGTCCATGAGTCGCATGACGCTCCACGCAACCTGCGGGGCGACCTCCCGATACCACGGAAGAAGGATTTCAACCTGCTTGCCCTCGTGAAGTGTGGTGTTCACCTATCACGAGCTGGCCAGTTGCTCCGCGCGAAGGCGGTCAATCGCAGTGCTGCCGTGTTCCCCGATGGTGGGCTGAGACGCCGCGGCCCCCGGGTTGGTAGGAGCGTTTCCGTCGCGCAGGCTAGTGCGCGAGGCACCCTTCACGCGCGCGATGAAGTCCTCTTTCTCCTTGAGCTGAGTCTTCAGCTTGGAAATTTCATCGTTGAGCGCTTTCTTGTCGGCCTCGTGTTCCGCCTGAATGGCGGGAATCTCGGCCTGAAGCCGGAGCATCTGCGCGTAGCCGAGTGCCGCAATGGAACGCATCTGGGGCGAGGGGTCGGCGAGCATCTCCTTGACCTTGCTCTGCGTGTCGAGGAAAAATTTGTTCTCCGCTTCGATGGCCGCCTTTTCCTCGGGCGTGGAGGTGGCCTCCGCCTTCTGAAGTTTGAACCAGGGCAGCTGAACCGACACCTTGCCGAAGTGCTCCTCGGCCGCGGCGTAGTGCGCGAGCTCGCTCTGCGTGCTGTTCTTTTCGCGCTCGGCCAGGAACTCGGAGGCGTTCTTCTTCGCGGCCTCGATGGCGCGCGCCCGCTGGTCCGTGAGGTCTTCGTTGACCGCAAGCTTGTTCTCGACGTAGCGCCGCGTCACGGGCGGAAGCTTCTCGAGGATGATTTCCCAGTCGAGGTCCTTCGTCCCGATGGACTTCATCTTCGCCAGGGTTTCGTCGTTCGCGCCAGCCTCCTTGAGCTTGGCCCAAATCGACTCGTCGTTGGCCTTGCTCTCGTAGAGGAATTCCTTGAAGGTAGGGTCGGCTTCGACGTCCATCTTCGCGCGGAAATCGCGGAGCTCCTTCAGCTCGGCCTCGAGCTTGGGGTCCACCGCGGGGCGGGTCTCCAGCTCTTTGACCCTGGCGGCGAGCTCTTCCTTTTCCTTCTGGGCCGCGGCGACGCGCTCGCGTGAGACCTTCTTCAGGTTGTCGAAAGACTGGGAGACCTCGGACTTGGTGTGCGGCGGAAGCTGGACTGCGTCGAACTCGTCTTTCGTCGGCTCGGGCGCAGCCGGCGGGGTCGCGGGGGCCGGGGCGGCCGGCGGCGTGGTAGCAGCGGCGGGGGCGGCGGGCGGCGCAGGCGCGGCCGGAGCCGGAGGCGTCGGGGCTTCCGGGGGCTTCGGTTCGGCCGCCGGCTGGTCAATCGGTTTGAAAAGCGCGTCGAGGGCGTCACCGGTAGCGGCGATGGCCGCGGGGTCGGGGTTGACGGTTACCCCAGCGGGGATGGAGGACAGGTCAGGCGGTGTGTCGGACATAGCACGGTTCGTAGTTTACTGCGGTTAAGAGGTTGGGGCGTTGGCCGGTTTGTCAACCGAGGCTTTTTCCTCCTCGGCCCACGCGGCGTCATCGTCCAGCGACTGGTAATTTTGGGTCGTCACGGGCGGGACCATCGGGGCGTTCGGGTCCTCATAAGTCAGCTTGAAAATCGTCTCGAGGGTCTCCTGGTGCTGGGCCACCCGGCCGGACGCTACCAGCGCCTTGTTCTTGTGCGAGCCATCCAGAATTTCCGGCCCGGTGATGTCGAGAAACTGCAAGAGGCGGGTGCCGGTCGGGGAGTTGAGAAACTCTTTCAACCGGAGCGCATCCTCCGAGGTCCATTCAATTGTTCGCGGTGCGAAGATAATCATAGAGAGGGAGGGGCCATTTGTGGTGCGCCCGCGGCCTGCGCGGGGAGCGCCCCGGCTTGGTCGATGGCCGCGCCCGCCTGATTTTCGGCGTGCTGGTCTGCGACTGCGGCGTGCTGCTGGGCGTTCTGCTCGAGTCCGGCCATTTCTTTCTGGAGATGGTTGAGCAGGTCCGCGAAAGGTGCGAGCTTCGTCTTGTCTATGCCGGCTTGCGTGGCCATGTTGAGATGGTCCATGCCGTGAGTGAGGAGTGCTTTGAGCGTCTCGACCCGCGAGGGGTCCTGCACGGCGGCCTGCCCGACCGATTCGAGTGCCGGCACGAGGAGTTGCAAGTGAATCAGATGGTCGTCGCGCGGGGAAACCGGGACCGCCGTGGAATGCTCCGTGAGCAGGCTAAGCTCCATCATCTGGAGGCGGCTCTGCTCCGCTTGGACCGTCGGGTCGTTGTCCGGCAGCAGCACGGCGTCGGCGAACTCCTCGTCAATCTGCGCGGTGAGTTTTCGGCGCTCGAGCTCCTTCGCGTTGTAGAGCGGGTTGCCCCGGGCCTCTTGCGCGATGAGAATGATTTGCTGCCGCTCGAGGTCCGTGTAGTCCTTGACCGTCTCGGCCACGCGCTGGCTGGAAATGAAATCGAGTTCCTCCCGGGACATCACCAGCAGCAGCCGGCGCTGCATATCGAGCGCGTCGGGCTCCGTGGTGTTGGGGTCGCACGAGCGTTTCTGAATCGTCGTCATCATGTCGGCGAACTGATTCAGGAACCGGCCGATGATGTTGTCCTTGGACTCGCTCTCGCGCTGGGCGAAAAAGTCCACCTGGGCTTTCGTCACGCGCTCGCCCTCGAACACGCGCGGAGTTGTCGCGCCGGCAATCTGGTCGAGGAGGCTGGTGAGGAATTGGTCGAGCTGGAGGAAGGGCTCCACGTCGCCGTTGATTTTGTGCTCGAGAACCTCGTAGCCCTTGCCGATGAGAATCGTGTTGCCCACGACGCTCATGCGGAATTTCTTCAGCGCCTTCTCGTCCGCTTGGATGACGAGTTTTCCGCTCAGGTTGAGCCGGTCCGCCACCTCGTTGCGCGTGCGGTCGAGCATCGCGGCGAGGCTGTAGATTTCGCGGCCGACGCCCTTCGAACCATGGATGTTTCCGTTGCCGTGTTGGAAGGAATAAAACGCGCAGGCGTCAGACATGTTCTCGAACTTGTCTTCTTTCGAGTAGAGCTCGTCGAATTGGTTCGCGACGAAAATGTAGTGGCTGACTTTGCCCGTGGTCTCGCGCGCGAGGAGGTGCCACGTCTCGATAATGCGCGCGCCCTGCTCGTGCGAGATGCCGACGTTGCTTTCGCGAATCAAATCCTCGTAGAGTCGCTCCCAGTTCGAGTATTTTGCGCGCCGGTTTTCCGGAACGGCGTTGTTGATGGCCGCGACAGCCTTCTCGATGTCCCACCCGGCCACTTCTGCGGCCTCGCGGTCGGAAATCAGCTCGAACAGCTCGTGGATGAGGTATTTTTCCTTCAGCACGACAATCTGCGAGCTGTCGGAGTGCTGTTTCGTGCCCGTCGGGACGAAAAACTCGTCCTGGCGCACAAATTTCGGGAACCACTCGAATTTGTTGAGCCAGCCGACAGCGCAGAACCCGAAAAGTGCGTTTTCCTGCGCGATTTCGGTGAGAAGATTGTTCCAGCCCGGCTTCTGCCGCGCCAGCTTCGTGATTTCGCGGCGGAAGGCCTCCGTTTTCTTGTCCGCTCCGTCCATGTCCTCCGGGAAATGCGAGTTGGTGAGGTATTTCATCGACTGGACCGCGAGAACGAAGCGCGGGGCCACCTTGTCGATGAGCATCGGGAGCGGTTTCGTGGTGAAATTGCTCTTCCAGTCGAGTCCGTCCTGCTTCAAGGCGTCGTGCGTGTATGGGCGCTCGCTGTTATACTTCGCCATAATCCGCGCGTTCTTGATGTTGCGGTGGCGGTTGTTGACCTCAAGCGAGGTAATGATGTTTTTCGCCTGAATCGCGTCTTTGATTGCCCGATTCCGCGGCTTCAGGTTCGGGCCGATGTCTGGCGGGGAGACGGCACCCTGTGTGTCCCCATTGAACCCTGCTACTTGATTCTCTAACACTTGCTGCCCTTCTGTAAATTCTCTTTTGCAAAGAGTGGTTGAAAATTATCCCACCGGAAACAGATTCTCTGCTGCTCCGGGTCTGTTAAATCAAAACTTGCACAGGGCCGGACGTGGTCTAGGTGCCACACGAGGCCATGATTGTCCCAGGACATCCCGGGACGAAACTGGCCCCGGATAAAAATAGTGAACTCCTGCCAGCCCATCGCGAGAAGCTCCAGAGTTGACGCCGATTTCTTCCCGCGCGAAACCAATTTGTTAATCCGGTTACGAAGAGAGACCGCAACACGGTGTGAGGGATTCTCACGGTATCTACGGAGACGACCAATTCGAGCAGCCGCCGTCTTATCCCACTCCCGGATTTTGTCGGGGTTCGCCAGTTTCCACTTTCTACAGGCAGCCCGCCGTCGTTCTGGATGGAGGCGCGCATATTCTCGAAAGCGAAGGGCTTCTTTTATCGGGTCTCTAGGCACAGTCAAAGAAGTCCCTATTGGGGCCACTTGTCAATTGGACAACTCTCAGTGGTCAGCTCGACCTTGAGGTCCAGAAAGCAAGAGCACTTGAGACATTGATTGCTCACGGGGTCCCGCCAGATGCAGGCGTTGCAGATTTTCCGGCGTTTGGCGCTCACCCGCCCCGAAACTATGAGGCGGTCGCCACGAAAATAGGCCCGGACCTGCCTGTAAAGCGCTGCCGCGGCGCGAAATGGGTTCGGAAAGACCATCAACAGTTCCTCCGCCAGCAGGCCGCGGGCAGGGTGGCATCCTGGCGCTGCGGAACCGCAAGGTGAACCACGGTGCAGACGTCCTCCTCGAGCGCGGAACACACCGCAATGCCGGCGTGAACCGGGTCCTGGCCGTCGAGAATGCCCCGGCGGCTGGTGGCCACGCTGGCCTGACAGCTCCCGCAGCTGGTTGGGAGGCTCCGCTGCCGCGGACACTGGGCGCAAATGTGCGCGCGCGCGAGCGCGACGTTGCGGTCGATGAGCCGGATGTGGCCCAGGCGCTTTTCCTGAATGAGCCAGCCCATGAAATTGAGGATTTTCGCCATCAGGTTTCCGTTCGGGGTCTCGGGCATGGGTCCTGGGGGGTTGGTGTCCTTGCAAAAGCCGCGGTGGCGGCCGCAGAGTTGGACGGTGATTTCGACGGTGGGGTTGCCGACGTCCTGCGCGCGCCGCTGGCGGTATTCGATGACGGTTTTGACGAGGTTGTCGAAGCTGTTCGCTTTGTGTTTCGTGCCTTCGGCGTCACGGAACCACCAGCCGCCGTCCGGATACAAATTTGGGTTAAACGACAGAGGCATTTTTACTCCTTTCAAGGTAGGCATCCGCTGCCTTTTTCCACTGAGGATTCTCGTGTTCAGATAGGCAGGTGTTGCAACGGTGACACAAAAGACCCCGAACCTTCCCGGTTACGTGGTCATGGTCAATAACAAGACGCTTGGCCTCACCACAAATCAAACATCGCCCTTCCTGTTTGTCTGACATCTCCTTTACCTGCTCCGGGGTAAGGCCGTATTCTCGCTGGATTCGATACGCGTAGTTGTATTCCTTTCGACGGGCGCGGACTTCCGGACGAGCGCCATACTTCTTCATTTCCGCGAGCAGCCTTGCACGATGCTCGGGGTCCTCGTGATACCTACGGTTGGCATGGAGCCTCTTTTCTTCGGAAGTGTGGGGCATATTAAGGGTCATCCGGGAGGGATTCGAATCGGTTTGTGATGTCCACGCGGTAGTTGTCGGACGGGTCGTCCTCGTCGTAGCCGTCAGCAGAAGAATTTTCGGGCGTCATGCCAAACGTGACCTGGGCCGCGTTGCGAGCGCCGTAGAAAAGTAGTGACACCGCGTCGGCCTCGTCTGGCGAGAGCGCGCTGTTCCGCAGCTTGTAGTCTTCCTTGGTCTCCACCTTAGAGATTTTCCCGGTGGCCCGGAACCAACGCGTCGAGAGCTGTGGGATTAGCTCAGACAGGTCCATCGACGGGAGCGCCTTTGCGTAATCGAACTCGATGAGCCGCCGCATCAGAAACCACAGCTCCGTCTGCACGCGGTCGTAGAGCTCGTCCGGAGTCTTCGTGTCCTCCGCCATGATTTTCCAGTTGCTGCACTTCTCGGAATAGTTGATGCCCTGCACCTCGTGCGACCACATGTATTTGATGACGTCATACACACCCTGGCCGTTTCCAGTGCGGTCCATGCAGAGCCACGCGGGCTTCACGAAAAGCTGCTTGCACAGTTTGACCACGGCCTCCGCCATTTCCTGGGTGCCGCCCTTCGGCATTTTGAAGAGCGCCTCGAGTTGGAGCGCCCACCTCGGCGTGTTGTTCCCTGTCCGGTTCTTGAAGAAGATGGTGATGCCATTCGGAGCGTCGAGCGTCGGTGGCAGCTTGACTCCGGATGCGACGCCAAACTTTCCCTTCGCAAAGTAAGCGCAGTCTTTTCCTTGGAGGGAGATGTCCAGGCCGGCGCATTCCTCGGGCGTCTCCAGCCAAATGAACTCCGCCTTGAAACGGTTAAGCATGCCGCCGGGGATGACGGCCATGCTGACACCCGTGGGCGGGAAGCACCCGCGGGCCATGGTCCAGTAACCGGGCGACTCCGTGCCTCCGGAGTTCGTGATGATGAGGTCAAAGCCCTCTTTGGTCTGGAGGCCCTCGAAAACCTTCACGCCGCGCTGGACGTTCTCCGAATATTTAGCGTCGAGCCGCACGACCCGCCACCCGCGCGTTGATTTCCAGTCGAAATCGCGGTCGGGGTCGAACTGGCCCCAGCCGCCCTTCATCTCGCACCGCCGGCCAACCTCGTCTTGCGGGTCGGTGGGGTTGAAGGCCCCGATTATTTTCAAGCCGGAGTCGCCCTGCGCGTTGGCCAGGACGTTGTCGATGTCCTTCCAAATCCCTTTTGGGATGTTCACCATTTCGTCGAGGAAGACGAACATCCGGCTCAGCGTTCCGAAGATTGGGTGCGGCTTGGTGCGGTTGAAGCGCTTGGTTCCTTGGATTCGTCCTGCGGATTTTTTCCCCAGTGGAACCACAACTCCCCGGATTGCGCCGCGACGTTTTCGGGGGTCGATGCCGATGAAAAGTTTTCCGACCTGCCCGGGGAGCGGTATGGTGGAACTCTTGTGGAGCTCGACAAGATGGGAAAAAAGGTTGTCTTCAAGGTGATTCTCCGAGGGGCCGATGACTTGGACCGTGGTGAACTGCGGGTCGCGAATCCACTCGAGCATAAGGCGGACGCCCATCGAGTAGGATTTCGACATTGAGGCCGCGCCCATCAGCAGGATGTAGTTGTCGGTGTCGAAGGACCGCCACACGCGCTGGGTGGATTCGGGCTTGGGTGTGAAAAGCGTGGGGCTCCAGAGCAATTGCGCGGCCTCGACCATGCCGCCGTTGTTCAGACAGTAGTGGAGCAGGGGCGTCAGGACCGCGAAGGCCTCGGTCTTGTTGTTGACCTTGTCGGTGCGGCCCGCGTTCTTGATGACCAGCAGCGCCGCGTCGATGGCCTTCTCCGCGTGGAGGAGGTCGGCCACCTTGTCAATCAGAAGCTTTGTCTCTGCGGGGATGGGCATCTCACAATCGAATTCCGTTGCCATTCGCGCGGTTCCACTGGTGGCGGGCGGAAACAATTTCTTGCAGGGCTTGCGGCCGCTTCACGGAGTGCAGCATGACCGCTCCGCGTTGCGTGATGTGGTTGCACATGTGCCGGAGGCTGTTGAAGTCGGAGGTCGGGCAGCTGATTCCGTCGCGGAAATTCTTGTGCGGGATTTTCCCCGCCACACAAATGGCCATCATCAGCCAGTCGATGAAGGGCGTTTGCATGTCGGTCGGAAAGGTGCCCTGCGTGGCGACCATGCGCTCGAGGACGGCGCGCGAAAAAAAGTAGGGGGGTTGAAAGGCGAGGCGCGGCCATTGGTATTCCGGGCGGCGCGCGTGCATCAGGTCACTGACTTCGTTCGACCAGAAGACGTCTGGTTCGTGGTAGAGGTAGTCGGGAATCTTCGGGGAGATGCAGAGCGAGTCGGAATCGTTGGACAGGAAAAAGTCGAACGGATAGTCCAGCAGGAGCCGGAGCTGCGCGAACTGGCGGTCCAGAGAAAGCTGGCCGATGTATTGCCGCTGGCCGGCGAACCGGCAGATGTGCGGGCCCATGCGGTCAATGCGCGAATCGACCGGGGAGACAATGATGAGCGGGCACTGGTGGTGCTCCTGGTATCGGAGCATGTTTTTGATTTGGGCGCTGTCCCCAAAATAACCGTGGCAGGAAACCAACGTGCGCGGATTCAATTCAGCTTGCATGGACTACAGCCCGGTCCCAGAGGTCGCGATAGGTGCGCTCGAGTCCGGTGCGAAGGGGTGTCATGGGCTCCCAGGCAAGAGCGGCGCGAAGCGCCGTGTTTTCGGTCGTCTTGTGGGTGTTGCCAGACGGCGCGGACTTGTTGTAGAAACGCTCGAGCTTGATGGCGGAGATTTCCTCGAGCATGTCCACGAGCTGGTTGACTGTCGCGGACTCCGCGCCACTGAGGTTCACCGGGCCGGTGACGCCGGAGCAGGCAAGCTTGTAGATGCCCTCGACGCAGTCGTCGATGTAGAGGAAGCTGCGGGTCTGCGTGCCGTCGCCCCAGATGGAAATCTCGTGGATGCCGCTGAGCTTGGCCGCAATGACCTTTTTGCACAGCGCCTCGATGACGTGCTCGCGGCCGCCGGGGCGGACGTCGCCCGGGCCGTAGAGCGTGTGGAAGCGCGCGATGGAACAGGGGACCCGCTTTTCCTTGTCGAACGCGAGGCACATTTGTTCGCTGAAAATTTTCTCCCAGCCGTAGCCGGTCCCCGGGTTGGCCGGCAGCGCGTTTTTCTCGGCCATCACGCCGCCGTCGGGATAGACGCAACTCGAGCTGGCGAAAAAGTAGCGGGTCACCTTGTGCTCCTCGCATGCGCGCAGGAGGTTGGTGTTGATGAGCGAGGAGAGCAGGCAGTCCACGTCGTGCTTGCCGATGTAGCCGATGCCGCCGACCTGGGCGGCGAGGTTGAAGACCGTCTCTGCTCCTTCACAGGCGAGTTTCGCCATCACGGGGTCTCGCAAGTCGAACCCAGTCGCCCGACTCACGGCGCGGACATCCTTGTGGCCTCGCTTGGTCAGGAAATCCACGAAGGCGCGCCCAACGAAACCGCTGCCGCCGGCAACAACAACAATCGCACGCATGACCGGGAAGACTAGACCTTGGTGTTGGTCACGAACCCCGGGCCGTCGGCCCCGTCGTAGGATTCGGTGAACTTGCCGGGAGGCTTGGTGGACGGGTCGGGCCCGGATTTGTTGCAGGACGCGCCCATGCCCATCTCTGCGTTGCGGTAGTCTTCCTCGTCCTCAAAAGAACGGGGGTCGTGTGCGGTGATTTCCTTCGGCATAATTGCTGCCGAAAGAAGTCCGCGGGATGGACGAATGTCAACCCGGGAAAATGGCGGGTAACTATCGGGACCCCACACGCCGGATTCTTACCGGGGCAAACGGAAGCACCGTTGCTTTGCTTCGTGGACACGAGTGGATGTCTCCTACCCGTCCGCCGTCGCGGGTTGCCTTACGTCCAAAAGCGCCGGCTCTCATTACGCAGGAGCCGTCTGCGTTTCGGGCTAACCGAGCATCCATGTCTCGATAGACCCATCACTCCGCCGGGTTGGTGGCCGGCTCGGTGAGAAGATGGCGAGCCCGGGAGGGAGCGAGAACCCCCCATTTCCGCGACCAATCGCGGTGTCCTTTCTTAGACGACAGGCCCATCAAAAATAAGCGGGGTTGTTTGGACGCACTGTCGCAGGTTTCGCGGGCCGCGGCTCGGCCATCTCCCGTCGATGCTCGCTTCGCCTTACACCCCGCTTGCCGTGGTGGAAGTAATCCTTTTCGGCCAAGTTGGCGGCGGTCATCGAAAATTTGGTGGAGCGTTTCTTTGGCTAGTTTCGCGGCCCCCCGAACCGGGCGCTCCCGTTACCGAGCACTGGGGAGGCCTCTTTCAACATCCGCTGGCAAGCGGAGTCTCGGTGAAAATGAGAGGGGCCATCCATTGCCCCGGTTTTTTGTCGAGCTGGTGCGGGGCCATGCGTCCTTTCGGATGGGAGTCGTTCTCCCGCGAAACCCCGTCTCGACGATATACCCTGCGTTCTCCTTTTTGGAGAGACAAGGTAAGTTGGTAGCGGGGAAAGGAATCGAACCTCTGACCGTCAGCTTATGAGGCTGCTTAGCTGCCACTGCTTCACCCCGCCAAAATTTTCAAAGAACATTCGAACCACCCTAAGATATCTCGACAAGTGGTCTGGTGTCAAATCAGGAACCCGAAAAATCACACGGGCTCGTGGCCGCGGTCCAGGCCAACACAAACTCCTTGTGGTGGTCTTTCTTGGGGGCCGAGGAACGCGCGATGAAAAGGAAAGGCTCCGCGCCGTCGGAGACGGTATAGACCGCGAACGCGTCGCAACCCATGTCGGGCGATTCGAAAATCGGGGACACCGCTACGATGTGGTCAGCGTTGAGGAGCGTGCCGTTGGGCGCGAGGATAAGTTTGCTTTGGGTTTTCATGGGGTGGTCGGTCAGTGGAGGCATTCATCGCAACCGAGCGGGGTGGGGCCCTTGCAGACGTGGCCAGTTTTCTCCGCGTTCTTCGGGTGCTTCTTGTTCTTCGCGTTGAGCGCGCGGGCGCGACGGCGGGCCTTGCGCGCTTCGATGGCGTTGTTAAGACGCTGCAATGTTGCTAATGAGAACATTTTTGATTCCTTCTCTTTTTGGTCCGTATGCGGTGACAGTTCGAGCAGACCAGCTCGCACTTTTCCATTTCTCTGGTTCATCGTTCTTTCTTCCGGCACAATGTCGCATGAGGAAGGGAGCCTGTCAAGTCCCGGACTGTGCGCTGAATTACCTGGGCGGTCAAGTCCTGAACCCACCCCCAGCCCATAAGGAGCTCGTCCATCGAGGCGTCGGGGAAAAGCTTGACGAATTCTTTGAACTTCGCGTTGGTCCGGCAGAGCCGGTCGAACTCGCGCGTGATTTTTTTGGAGGTGTCGCTCATATATTTTTGTCGAGCCAAGCGGAGACCTTGCAGCAAGTCGAGAGCAGGACGCCTTTGTATTCCGTCTCAACAGGCGAGTCGTAGCCGTCATTCCAGTCGTCGTGACAAGACGTGCAGCAGCCGGGAAAGCCCGGCACCGCCGAGAAGTCGGAGCAGAAAAGGATTGTCGGTCTCCCGCCCACCTTTGCTTTCTCGGCCTCGATTATTCTAGTGACGTCGGCGTTGCTCATGGAAGTTGGAGAGGACTTCGAAGACCCGCCGGCCGGCGAGGTCCCCGAGAATCATGAGGTGGAGGTCAAACCACTTCGGGGTGTGGTCCAGCGTAATGAGGTGCGCCAGTTCGTGGGACATGGTGTCGATGATTTGGTAGGGCTCGTCTATTCCTTTCCACCGCCGGCCGCCTTTCGAGGCGTCCCGGACCCGGACATAGATTGTTCCGTCTTTCTCGCATCGGCCGAAATAGCGAGAGCAGTTTTCTTTTTCGAGCGGGAGGACCCTCCGCAGGGGGAGACGGAATTGAGTCGCCGCCTTAATCATCATTGCATTGACGAACCGGAAAAGTGGCTCGTCGCCTTTGCGGAGGTTTTTCATGATAGCCGGATGTGCGGACCATATTGGACGTTGTCGTGCTCGTCGAGGTAGAACAAGCCGCCATCGGACTCCGAGGCGCAGGTGCATTCGATGGGGTCGCTCGGGTCGAGGCCATCTTCGACCAGGACCGGGAGGTCGCCGTGGCCCTTGGCATCGAGCTCCTCGAGGATTGAGATGAGTTGTCGGACGTTCATATATTGTCTGCCCCGCGTCGCGCCACTTCACGACAGTAGAGTGTCCCGACCGTTCCGGTGTGCCAGCAGCGGCCGCCCGGCGCGGGGTATCCGATGGCGCGGAGTTCCTGGGCGATTCGGCGAAAGGTCCAGCCGTTGGTCCGCCGGAATCGCCAGATGTCGCCAATCACCGCGCGCTCGGATTCCGTTTGACCGTATGGCTTGGGGCCCCCGCATGGAGCGCCAGTTTCGCGGGCCTTCTTGCGGCGGCCGGCTTGGAGCTTCAGGACGATTTGGGCCTTCTCCCACTGAGCCAGCGCGCCGAGAATTTGGCGAATCAGAACGCGCGTCGGGTCCGCGTTGGCCAGCACGAGCTCTTCGCCGCAATCGGCCGCGAAAACTTTGACGCCCAGCTTGCGGCACTCGGCCAGGAAAATTTCTTGGACCATCAAGTCGCGCGCGATGCGCGTCGCGTTTTCGACGATGATTGTGTCCACCCCGAGCGCGCTGTCGCGGCCGGCCAGGGAAAGGAGTTCGCGCAGGCCACCTCGATTGTCGAACTCGGTTCCGCCGGACTGCTGGTCGCGGAATGTCCGGGCGACGTCCCAGCCGCGGTGCTCCGTGAAGCTGAGGATTGTCGCCAGCTGGCGGTCGAAGCCGCCGCCGTCGATTTGTTCCCGGGTGCTGACCCGGAGGTAGGCGAAGACCTTCATGAAGTTGGTCATAGGTTTAGTAGTGGTGACGGCCGTGGAAAACGAGCCAGAGGAAAAATAGGAAAAGGAGTCCCCGCAGGTCGCGCTGGCGTTCCTCGCGTGATTTGTCAGCGGCCGGCGGCCGGCTGGGCGGCGCGGGTCGCTTGGGCGTCGGGGCCCAGGTGCCTTTGGGGAGAACGGTAATCATGATGTCAGATGCCGGCCGAGGTCGAACTCAGTGTATTCAACGAGCGTGCGGCCGTCCGCGTCATATCGACCCGGAATGGTCACCGTCATGCGGATGTCTTCCCCGCACTCCGGCCATCCGGGGTAGTGGTCGGCCGCTGAAATCTCCGCGTCGTAGCGCTTCAGCAGGGCGGTGAGCTCCGCGCGGAAGTCGGCTTCGGTTTGGGCTTTGGTAATCATGGCTCAGCCGTTTCGGAGGGTGACCGCCTCCCCGGGCGAGAGTATGCGCCACTGCTCATGGTTGTGGACGGGGCACCAATGGTCGTCGGTCTCGCCGATGTGACGAGCCGCGTCCGATTCACAGTGAACCACCGTGCCCGATTGGGGGCTTACGAATAGCACGGTGAAGGAGAGTGTGGGGTCGTCACGGTGTATCGACTGCGCGAGCAGAGGAAACGACATGGGTTTTTGTTTGGTGTGGGTCAGTTCGGTTTTCATGGTTTGATGATGATGGCGGTGACGGCGTGCTTCACGATTCGATAGCGGCGAGACACCGAGCCTCTCCGTTTAACGGCCAGCCTCGCGGATTTCAGGGTGCTGTGGGGGCCCCGGCAATTCACACTCTTGCCCCAGAAGTGGTCGAAGTAGCACTCCACGGTGTAGCTTGGCTTTTCTTTCATAGGCGCGGAAACATGCCACACGTTTGGCTAGCTGTCAAGTAGGCGCTCGACTTCCATCTGCGCGTTGATTTTTTCGGTGAGCTCGTCGGCGACTTGGTCCCGGAAAAGTCGTTGGCTGTCTTGGACCGCCCACCGCGCGACCATGAATCCCGCAAGGAAGCAGCGCCAGTAGGGTTCCCGGTCAGCGGGCGCGAGGGCGCGCAGCTTGTCGGCGGCGGGGAGGGAAAGGACGTGGTCCCACAGCTGCCGGATGGTTTTTTCGCTGGCGGGTTTCATGGCCGGCACCGTAGCACCGGAAGACCGGGGTGTCAAGCGACACCGTAAAACTCCGAGGGTGCCGGCGCGGAAGGTCACGAGTAGGCAAATTTTTCATGGCGCGGCGACCCCTGAGCGGGCGTCGCGGCCCCCGCGTCCCCCGTGGGGGGTGGGGGTCGGCGCGTTAACGATAACGGGAACCTCGACCGCGGTCGGCAAGAGTTGCCTAGTCGCCCTGTCTTGGGTGTGAGCAGTCCTGGTGACCGTAAGCCCTTGCAACACAGCGCAACGATTTTTCGTTGTCCCACTTTCGGGACGAAGTGAGACACAATGGCACACAGGACCTCAAGTCACCGGGACACTGCGTGATTCTCACGCACTCTTCGGCTCTCCGGCCGCGCTCGGCCTTCGCTCACTGGTCGGCAGATTCTGCCGGACTTGCGGGAGACACGAATGGTTCGACAAGTGCTTTTGCGGATGCTCTTGCCTGCACTTCCTCATTTGCTTCAGCCAGAAGCTTTTGGGAAACCGCTTCGGGATTCAGACCGGGGTTGGAAAGGGCTGCGATGATGGCGGCGTGAAGGTCGTTTGCGCCCTGGCCGGTCGGGCTTCCGCTGTCGCGGTCCGCGCGTTCGCCAGCGGTGTCAGACAGCGCCGCGTAAGACATGCGCTGCGTCGCCTCGGCTGCGTTTGCGAGGTCCACAAAAAACTTGGCGCTCAGCTGCATTCCGCCATCGCGCGTCCGCACGCAGGCCCGGCTCAGCAACTCTTCGTTAGACATCGCGGTGACCTCGGTCAGCAATCTGTTGACCTGAGTCCTCAGCACCTGGGCCTGAACAAAGTTGAGGCACCGGTTGACCATTCTTTCGTAATCGCCCGGCTTTCCATTCTTGGACATCAGCGACACGCGGCGAATTTTTTCATTCCAGCCCTCCGACTCTGCGAGCCGCCGGACCTGTTCAGGTTCGAGGTCCAGCGCGAGTGCTGTTTGCTCGTTGCTGCCCACCGTCGCCATCCAGACCAAAAAAATCTGAGCCACGTCCGCTTTGTTTTTGTCGAGAGTGTTAGGCTTTGCCATGAGATTGAAGATAGGAGGCTGCGAGGAATGCGATGCGAGCGCTGTCCTTCAAAAGCCCGAGCGCTGTGTTGCACTGGGAGCACAACAGGCCACGGACTACATCGGTGTCGTGGTCGTGGTCAACGTGAGGAGTGCGGCTAAAATCCTCCTGACAAACCGCGCACTTGTTGCCCTGGCTTGCTAGAAGCAAATCATAGGAGCCGGCGGTCAGGTCGTATCTGCGCAGGACTTCAGACCTGCGAGTGTTCTGTTTTCGGCGCAGGCTTATCTTCTCCTTGTTCGCTTGGTAGTATCTCTGGTAGTAGGACTTCTTTCGCTCAGGATTCTTTGCTTCCCATTGTCGCAGACTTTCTTTCCTTCTGGCCCTCTGCTCTTCTGTCATCGTCAGGGCATACTTCCTGCCCCTCTCTCGCTTCCGCTGCCGTTGTTCCTCTGTCATGTTGGCGTAATGCCGGCGGCCGCGCTCCCGCTGCTTTCTCAGCTGTTCGTCAGTCATCGGACCAAGAAGTGTAGGCAAATAGGCGAACGTCAACCCGCTATTCTTCTAGGTTTCCAATTGGCCGTTCTCGCCCGGTTGCGGAAGGCTCCTTTTGCCGGTTGTTCCACCATGCTTTTCGCTCGGCCAATCTCCGAACCCGCTTTGATTCAGCATAGAGCTCTTGCGCCTTGCTTGTGGAGCCGATGAACAGGTTGGCCTCGTGGTCACCGGGGCTGTCTTTGGGTGGGGTGGTTTCTGCCATGTTGGGAAAAGTGCCCGCCGCAGGCGAAAGTCAAGGTTCGGAGTTTGATGGCCTGTCTGAAAAAGGGCCCCCAACACCTAGGTTCTCCCTGACAAAACCCTTCATACACACACATTATATACTCGCGTATAAAGTAAGTATGTAGGAGGAGGAGGACTTTTGTCAGGGAGAACCTAGGTCTTACCTCCCGGTTTTGGGCTGGTCGCCCGCGCCGCGGTGTTTAAGTTGACGCGGGCCCACTTCCTCACATATCTTCTGTGCGTGCATAAAAAGTTCCGCCACGTTTACAGCCACATATCCCGGAAGACTCCGTGGCACTTCCGTTTCTCGGTGACCTCGCCCATCTTCAAGGACCCGGAGCACTTCGGCCGCCCTGTCGGGGTGTTCAACGCGGACTGCTGGGGCGTGACTGAACAGGACCCGAACGACACGGCCACACGCGTCAAGCTGTCTGAGGACCCCAACACTGCGCGCCGCTTTCCGTTGGCCTCGGCCTTCGCAAGCCGCGAAGCCTGTGCCCTCGAGTGCGACTTCTGGAAGCTCGTCTTGCGGCGCAAGTTTTTCCTCGAAATTCCTTGGTCGCACGCCAGCCAGGACGAATTCCTTTACGAGGCTGACCTAGCCTGCCAGAGTCCGATGGTCCGCCTTCACGATGAGTCTCAGTGGTCCCACGAACTGCTCGACTTCATCAACGAGCACCAGTCGCTGCTTTTCCGCCACCGTGACGCCTACAAGCCCGAGCTCGACCTCGATGAATACGAGCGCGTCGCGAAAGAGAAAGACAACTGGCAGCTCCGCACCTGGGTTGAGTGCATGCGGCTCATTCAGGCTGACTTGGCCGCACTCCCGGATGACAAAAGGTTGCGGGGGCTTTCAAAACACCTCCGCGTTTTCCAGGGTGTCCGTCTGCCTCCATGTCCAGCCGCCGACTCGCCCTTCCATCGCAGCTTCGCGGAGCTCTCCACCGCACTGATGGTAGCGTCAGGCGCGGGCCATGCATGCGACCGACTCGTTGACCAAATAGCCGAAGCACGCCGCCGCCTCGAAGCTGCACTCCGCGAACAAATTTCCCAACGCCCCCAAATCCTATGAGCAAAAGCAACAAACCAAAATCAAAGCGCCGGGCTTACCGCCCATTGCTCCCCACTGAGCAGGCCATCCAAAACATCAAGGACCAGTTCGTCCAGCACGCCTCCAACAAGGTCGTGGTGCAAGGCGCGGACTACAAGAAAACGGAGACCGAGGTCAGCGAAGAGCAGCTGCACAAGGAGGCCGCGCAGCAACCCTTCTACCCCTTTCCAGTGTCCGGCCTAATCTGCGAGTGGGTCAGCAACCCAGCGCGGCCGGGAATCTTCGTCATCTGCGTGAACCTCGAGCCGGACGCCACAAAGGAACCGCGCCCAGGATTTTTCGCCACTTGCCGCCAGCCCGAAGTCGCGCAGATGTTGTGCGACGGCGTCAACTTTCTTTACAAGTGCCAGAAACAAATGGAGGCCGCCGGCATGACGGGCGAAGCGGTCCAGCCCACTGTTCTGCCGCCCGTAACAGTTGACCCGCCGACCCAACCTGATGTAACCTCTGAGCCATGATTAAAGTTCCTCCTCCACTCAAGCCGGGGATTGAGTTTTCCAAGCTTAGTGTCGGCGACACGTTCTTCTTCGTCGAAGAGCAAAGCGGGGCTGACATCGCGTGCATCAAAATCCGAACGGTCGAGGTTGCGAACAGCTTTGTTCTCGCCTCGAAGTCGTTCAATGCCGTTGAACTGAGCACTGGTTACCTCCAAGGGATTCCACAAGACTGTCCAGTTCAGCTTTTCCACGCCACGCTCACCTACTTATGAGCACCACCACTAACATCCAAGCCCGTTTCTATAACGCGCTGCACATCTCGCAGAACTGCTGCCTTTCGGCCCCAACCCCCAAAATGCCCTACCTCTGTGTGGTGGGCACGCTCGACTTCGACGAGCTGAAGGGGGCCCAGAGGCTGCTCGATACTTTCGAGCACTACAAGAGCTGCGTGGACCTGCGGCTCGCAAATGAGTGGTGCGCCACCAATGACTTAAACGAAAGCTTTGAGGCGTTTCGCGAGCGTGTCGAGCAGGAGGAATTCTGGCGGGTGCAAGACTATGAAAAGCACGCGGAGTCCGAGGGCTTGGTCGCCTCGTCCGCCTCCTTGGACTCGCGCCAGCTCGCCTCTCAAACCGAGACGCTGGAGTTCTGCGGGTGCCGCTGCTTCCGCGCGTTGAGTGTCGAGCGCGGCTTCTATTTCGCATGAGCTCCAGCAGCGACCTCGCCGACAACCTGGGCAACGTCAAGCAGGCTCCAATCCCCACCGAGCAGCGCCTCGACGTGTTCGTCGCGGATGGCACGCCCGAGGAGGCCCTGGTCCGCTGGGAATCACAAGGCGGGAAATCAGTTTTCCACTTCGCTGAGTGCAGCGGGAATATCGGTGACTGGGGCTGCGACCTCTCCAAGAAGTGTGGAATCGCGCTCTTCATGCTGCCACCGCGTTCCGAGGATGGGAGGCTCAGCGCTCACCAAACCCGCGTGCTGCGTCCTTTCTACGACCGTTCCGGAAGTGAATCAAACGTGTTCGAGTGGCAGCCGCTCGACAAAAACTTCGTGAGACGGGACCTCGACTGGTTCCTGTCACGCGCCGCAAAAAATCTATGACATCAGGCTGGAATCCACCACTCTCAGATTTCAAACCGGTGCCACTGCCACTCGGCGCAGCCACGCCGGCCATTTATCCCGCGGTGGCCAACAACGACACGCTCGTTGACATCGCCAAGAAACTCGAGCGCGTGATTGAGCTGCTCGAGCAACTCACCAAAACCCATGGCGCATAAATCAGGAGCAAAAGGCAACTCGCGAAACTTCGGACTGCACGGCGCGCCGGGCAAGGGCAGCAAGGACCGCACGTCGGACCGCAAGCGGTTCAATGAGAATTTCGATGCCATCAAGTGGACCCCGAAAGGCAAGAATGAACGAACCTCCTCTGCCTCCCGATGACGACATCGAGCCGCGCATCAAACGCGCCGGCCGGCACTGTTGTTTCTGCGCGAGTGAAATGCTGTGCGACCGCAAGCCAGGAGGAGAGGCCGGCACGATGTCTATCTGGTGCCCGAACCCAACCTGCCCGCTGGGCATGGAGGTCCATATAACACCCAACTAATGAACCTATTAACACTCGCTCTATTAGTCGCGCTCGTTTGTCTAATTATGGCCTACGGTGAAGAGAAGGGATTGTGGTGACCTACTCCCAGTTCCGAAGGTCCCGCTGGGCGCTCCTGCTCGACTGCCTCCTGGTTCCCTTCATCTTCCTCTATCGTATCTTCTGTTGGGGGCTGCCGGAAACTCTTTCCGCGCTCTGGGCCTTCCCGGGGCATGTCGCTGTGCAGTGGCGCAGAACAAGGTGGTTCTATGACTGAAGCCCGCAAACTCACAAATCTGGTCATTAAGTTTTTCGAGGACCGCGCTGGCTTCGACCACTGGTGGGACAGCCTCGAGCCGGGCATCAAGAAACAAATCCGCGCCGACCTGGAGGAGGAGCTGGCCAACACAGTGCCGCCGCACGTCCAGTAGAAATACGGACTTGCGCCCGTGCCGGGTTGTGGTATGCTGCCGGCATGAGACTTGAAAACGACTGGCTCCCTGAAACCCGCAGCCTCCTCGACTCCCTGGTCGCCGCCGGCTTCACCCTCCTGGGCGGAAACGACGGCGCGGACGAAAACGTCTCGAGCTCCGACCCGGCTTTCCTGGCCGACTACCTGACCGGCGTTGACGAGGCGCTGCTCTACGTCTGCCATCCCACGCGCCTGAAGCGGCTGGTGTTGCTGCTGGTCTATGGCAACAGCCCCGGCGAGCTCGTCTGCGACTACACCGACAACCCCGAGCTCGAGGCCGTCGTGGACGCCCACGCCGACAAGTGGTCCTCCATTCCCCAACCCACTAAACAAGCAACCGTATGAGCATCAAGAGATTACATCAGTTCACCAAGCGAGACGTCGGGGCCTCCGTTGTCTTCAAAAACTTCAACGGCGACAGCCACAGCGCAACGGTTGTCGAGGTCACCCGCGAGTCGGTCCGCGTGCAGTATTTCAACGCTCCACTCCGCAACCGCGCCGGGAGCTTGACCTACCAGCCGGTTTTCTCCGTGCTGCCGCGGGCCGAGTGGGGCCGGCTCACGCTGTTTCCCGCCGGCTCAAAGTTTCTTGTGATTGCCTCTTGACTCTGTGCGGGGCTGTGCGACAATATCCCATGAACGAAATCAAGACCGCTTCTCACTCCGCCACCATCGACCCGAAACTCATCGCCGTGACGCCCATTGAGCGCCCCGACGACGGCAGCCTCTGGCTTCAAATCGACATCCCGAACGGCTGGGACGACGTGAAGAAACTCTGCAAGCGGGTCCTGCGTTTTCAGGGCCGCACCTACACCTTTATGTCGTGGAACTCCGACACCATGAAGTGCCACTTCAAAGTGACTGAAAACGTCGCAATCATTTCTTGACTGCGCCCAGCACTGTGCTACCTTATCCCATGATAACCTTCAAAGTCAGAAACATCTCCGGCGGCATTGGCCGCTCGTCCTTCGTGGCCGAGGCTCGCGACTTGCGCGCCCTGGCTGCCGACCTCGAGGCCCAAGTGGTGGGCTATTTCTGCAACTGGGCTTTGCTTCACGGCGCGGGTGCATCGTCATGGGAGGTGACATGGACCAATGCCGACCGTTCCAACCGTCAACCTGCCAACACATAAGTGGCCTTGACAAACGCCGCGCCCTGCGCGACAGTAACCCATGAACGAAATCTTCAAGACCAAGGCGGAGGCGGAAAGCGCGGCCCGCTCGCGTGGGCTCATCGCCTACACAATCCACTACTCGAACGTCGGCTCGGTCCGCAACCCGCAGCCCTCTGGCTGGGTAATTTTCCTGAACCCCATCAACCCCAACGCCGACGCGCCGCCCCCTCCATTTCCGCGGGGCCGCTGGAGCTAACCTTATGTCGCTTCATCCCGTCAAGCACGACCTCAAGTCCACGCTCTGGTGCGGCCCCGCGGCGCTGAGCGCAATCAGTGGCCGACCCACGTCGGAGATTCACGGCATCCTCAAGCAGGTCCGCAACAGCTGCCGGCCAATCAAGGGCATCTACAATCGAGAGCTCAAGGCCGCCGCTGAGCGGCTCGGCTACAGACTCGAGCCCATTTTCCAGTGGTGCGCCGGAGCCCCCGCCTCCTGGAAGAAGCCCACGCTCGCCAAGTTCGTGCGGGAAAACCGCCAGGGGCTCGTCGGACTGCCCGTCGTGGTTCAGGTCACCGGCCACTACGTGGTTATCCACAAGCAGACCTTCATGGACAATTTCTGCCCCGAGGGCGTGCGGCTCAAGCGCGCGCCGCACCGCCGATGCCGCGTCAAAAATGCGTGGCGCGCCGTCCCCATAGTCGCATGAAACTTCCGCTGCTCCTCGCAATCTGGCTCGTGTGGTTTTTTGAGCACGGCTTCCGCGACACCGCCGAGGCCTCGTCTGATGGCGGCGTGACGTGGACAACTGTCGCGGGCCCCTACGCGCTCGACGCCGCGGGCACCCACTACCGAATCAACATCGACGGCCGCAGCGGCCAGCTTTTCCGCGTGCGCCGCGATTACGGCATCCCTTGGTTATGACTCTCATTCTACTGCTCACACTGCTCATCAAATGGGCGCTCACTTGGAACTGGGCGCTAATCGGCAACATCGTTCTGGCGGTCGCGTTTCTCTTCGTCCTGGGTTGGATGGGGGCCTGCGATGCGCGCGACAAGGAAAGGTGTGGGCTGTGATGAAGAAAAAGCTGCTCACCCTCTGGCTCCTCTGCGTCACCACCGCCTGGGTAGCGCTCGGCGCACCGCCGCCCTCCTTCAAATCCGTGCCCGGCTACATGACTGACAACTGGTGCGACCCCTTCAGCAAGGCGGCCGTGACGATGCTTCGTGAGCGCGGCGTCCCGGCGGTCCGCATCACCTACGCGTGGTCTGCATTTGGCGCGGGCCACGGCTACCACGCCGCCGTGCTTTTCAAGTGGGGCACCAAGTTCTACTTCATGGACAACGCGCGCATGGGTCCGCGCCTTGTGGCCGGCACGACCGACTTGGGCTGTGTGCGGCACATCAATGGGAACGAGCGCACGATGCTTTGGATGGTTCAGGAGGACACCCAGAGGACGGCACCGCGCAGGCTGAAGGAGCTGTTTCCGTGAGCCCTTGCCTCGACTACACGGCACACCTCGGGTTGGTTGTTCGGGGAAACTTGCTTGCGTATTATTTTGACTGCCCACACATCATTGGGGAGTTCGGATGGTGTCAACAGTGCCGATTCGAGTTTTGGAATCGGCGGCATGACAACTTCCTGTTTTGGCCGCCTTGGCCGCAAAAGCCCGGTTGACATCCCGCGCGGAACCGGACCTTTTCTCTGTATATTATGCCATCCTTCATCGTGGGTGTATATCGCGTGCTCGGGGTTCCCGGCACGGTAACCGTTGAGGCCCCGCTCACTGGCATTGCCAAGCGTGACTACGAAAACCTCTATGCTGAACTGAAGAAGCTTCACCCGAAGCTTGCCCCGGGCGACGCACAGCGGCTCAACTCCAAAATTGAAACGCGGGAAGACGCCCCGCAGTTCATCAATCAACACCCCGGGATGACCCTGCGCCAGCTTTTCATCGACACGCCCTCTGCCGACGGCAGCGGCGCGGAGACCTTCCGCGAAGTAGGCACGGTCTTCTTCGAGGGCGCGGCCCAGGACGTCCTGCTGCGCTATCTGCAAGACAAGGGCATGGTCGGTTTGACGCTGCGGGACCGCATGACCCGGAACGCCACGCGCTTTTCCAACCAAATCAATGCCGGCGTCCCGGTCGAGGAGCTGCCGACGCTCATTCAGGAAATCCTTGGCTCCGAGGGACGCGAGCTGAACCTGCGGCTAAAGCAGCACGGGGCTCCCGCTCCGAAGGTCCCTGCTGCCCCCAAGCGCGCGTCCTCGGCTCCGGTGTTTGTCCCGCCTGAAAAGCTGCCGGCCCCGAAGGCACCGAAGGCCCCGAAGGCCGAGGCTCCGGCTGCGCCGGCCTCTGAACCCGCCAAGTGATTTCCTTTTGCGATAACCGCCTGTGCCGGTTGCACTCCGTGGAAATCCAAGGCCCGGAGTTCGACGTTGTGGACTACACAGAAGCCAACGGCAAGCAGGTCAGAGCGCGGCGTCGCATCATCGCCGACCCGGAACGAAACCAGACGTGGGCACTGTGTGATATTTGCGCTTCGGCCGTGGCCATGGTAAATGAGGGGAAGTAAAAATGAACAACACCGACGACGTTTCCCCGAACATCTGCTACGACACGGAGAAGGACTTTTTCAACCCGCGCACCAAAGCCTCCGGGCGCGAACGTCGGCGCTTCATGCGCTACCGTGAAGTGCGCGACCACTACGGCACGCCGCCGAAAAACGCCAGCGAAAAATACATCGTTAAGCTGGGCACGCTCCGCTTCACGCAACTGATTCGCCGGCTCAAGCAGGCCGCGCGTCTCGCGTCGCACTTCAAGCACCTTTCCGAGCGGACCAAGAGCCCCTACATGCAGCCCAAGCTTCGCGCGCTTCATGACAACGCGCTCATGAGCCTGTGCCACATCAAGAGCGAAATCGAAATCCGCCACAACGTGTCGTAGCACATGATTACCAGCGACGAAATCAAGGACATCATCCGCGACCTCCGGGTCCGGGAGACCCTTCTACCCGCCGGGTCGATTCTGATTTCGGGAATCACCCGCTCCCAGCTCTGCGAGGTCCTGCTGCTCGCCCAATCTCAAGCCCTCGAACTCGAAACACAAATCCCGCCGTGCAACGACAACCCCACCAACCCGTCATGAAGTCCTCCGCCGAACTCGACGACTACCGAGCCTCCTTTTTCCGGGTGTTCGCGGAGACTCACAACCTGGAGATTGAATGGAACCTTCCATCGCTGATGCCCTACGAGCCGCCGCAATCAGGAAAGAGATTTGCCCCGAGGGAGAACCCCGAGGGGATTATACTCGGGCCGCCGCATGGCAGAGCTGGCATGACCAAGACTGGTTCCTCGATTGGCTAACCCTCGCACACCATTATGCATCTCCCCATCAAGAAAATTTTGTTCTGCGGATACGGTCGGGCGGGTAAGGACGAGGCCGCGATTTTCCTGGGCCGCATCACGGAGCTACGCTACGCCGGCAGCTTTTCCTGGGCCGGCCTGCCGCACATGTCAAAGGTTCTCGGCCTTCATCCCTGCCAAGCCTGGGAACAGCGGCACAAGGACCGTCACTTTTGGAAAGACGAACTCGACAAGCTTCGGCTCACCGACCAGTGTTACTTAGCGCGCCTCGTGGTTGCCTCGGGCGACATCGCCGCCGGCCTGCGCGATAAAATCGAAATCGACGCGGTGCGGGCCGAGGGCCTATTCGACCGATTCATCTGGATTGACCGCCCGGGCACGCCCAAGGACCCGACGGTGACCTACGGACCGGAAGACTGCGACGAGACAATCGTGAACGACGGCACCCTAGAGCTCTATCACATGAAGCTTTTTGCGTGGGCGGTGGATAATAAGCTGCCGATTAAACGCACCTACGAAACCGAGGTGCTTTTCCGAGCCTCAAAGTATTACGCCTGGGGGCAGCACCCTTCTTTATGAGCATCTTCATCCCAAGCAACGAGGAAGAAGAGCGCACCCTCTGGGAGACCGGCTACACCCACCGCTGCCTCGACGCGCAGGACAACCCGTATGGATTGGTGGTGGACCCGACCTTGGGATGGTTTCCGCCGCCTTTGTGGGAGGGGCAGATTCTCTGCTCGAACCGACGTGACCGAAAGCATGGGCCGGTGGGACGCCGCACGTTCTTGAAGGCAGTTGTGTTTGATGGTCGCCTTGAGTGGGCGACTCTTCGGCTGGGCCTCTGGCTATGAAAATCGGCACCAAATCTTTACTATTCGGGGCGCACCAATTTCTCTGGCATCCGCTGACCGTAGCGCTGGCCTATCGCCGACTCTTCCGCCGCTGGCCGGATGCTACGGGATGGCTCTGCATTCTTTTTCACGATGCCGGTTATTGGGGTTGCCCGAATATCGACGGCAAAGAGGGCAAGCTTCACCCCTTGCGCGGGGCCCAACTGGCGGGAAAGATTGTTTACCGACTGCGCCGCCTTTTCTGCGGCCGCAAGGAATCAAGGCTGTCCTCTGCGCTCCTGGCTTCCGAAGCGGCTGAGCGCTGCCTGCTGCATAGCGGCTCGCTGGCGCAAGAGGCGTGCATGACTCCGTCCGACATCTGCTGGGCCGACAAATACGTGGTGTGCCTCGAGCCCGAGTGGTTCTACCTTTTCCGCACTTGGCTGTCCGGGGAGTCGCGGGAGTTCGTTCAGAACGCCGTCACGTCCGGCCATCTGCCGGCCGGCACCACGAACATCGAGTGGCATCGCTGGTATCGGAACAAGGTTCTCACGCGCCCGGAAATCACCCATCTCCTATCGGACAGCTCCGCCTTCCGGAACTATCTTCTCCTGCGACACTCACCCCGCGCGCTGAAAGGCTGGACAAACCAGTTTGAAAAAACTCCTAACGGGCTTACTGCTCGCGCTCACGTTGACGCGGCTCATCGCGGCTGAAGAAGACCTCAACCCCTTTGTTGGGGCCGACGACCTTGACGCCTCGCTCACCACAACCTTCGCCGTCACTCGGCATTTCCCCGATTCCAGCTTCGATGTTTGGTATCTCCGACCGACCCGCGAGCAGCTCGAACAAATCGTCGCCTTCTACTTCCTCAAGCGCGACCTTATCGAATACATGCCCGAGGCCGCGGACTGCGACGACATCGCCCGCGAGTTCATGCACGTCTCCCATGTTTGGCTTCGGCGAACCTCTCCTCGGCTTCCCGCCTCAATTGCCGTTGGAATGGTCTATGTCGAAATCGACGGGGACTACGGCGCGCTTTTCCCGAACGCCGTGGGCACACATCTCAAGGCCTACCACGTTCTCAACGTCGTCTGGCTCGCAGACGGCAGTTGGGTCTTTGTCGAGCCGCAGACCGGCTGCATTACCCCGGTCGAGCCGCTCGTTTACGAGGGCGTGGTTTATGCCTTTCGCGTCGATATGTAAACTTGCGGTGACTGTCGTGGTGTCGGCCACGTTGCTGCTGGTGTGCGCCGTCGCGCTGGTCATCTTTCTTTTCGGCGTTCGCGTCGTGGAGTTGACAAGGCGCAAGTGGAGTGATACCTTCGGCCAAGAATGAAACTATCTATCGACAACCGTAGAATCTCCGTCTCGGACAACCCCGAGCTCGCGCTGACCAAGTGTCAGAAACAAGTCTTCGCACACTGGGAGGAGGGCTTCGACGCCCAGGCCCGTGGAGTGCGCTTCGAGGAATGCCCGCACACCGAGCGCGGTCAGCACAAGGTCCGAAACGTCTGGCGGCAGGGCTGGCTTTCGGGCGCGGCGGTGGACAGAATCAAATCGACTTGGCTCTCGCCGAGTCACAACCCAGAACAGACAAATGCCATACGGAACTAGGACCCTGAAAAAGGGGCACGTCAAGGTCGTCAACACCAAGACCGGCCGCGTGCTCGCCAAGGACACCACGCCCGAAAACGCCGCCGCTCAAACGCGGTTGCTCGAGGCCATCAAACACAACCCAGACTTTGTCCCGAGAAATCGGAAGAAGAAGTAAACAACCCCAACTACGAACCGGCCGCTGCTGCACACAAATCCATGAACATCGACATCTTTAAAGCCGAAGTCATTAGTCTGGCCCCGACGGAAACACTGAGCGCCGACGAACTCCGGCGGTGCGTGACCGCCTTTCCCGCTTCTGTGCGAAAGGCTCTCAAGACGCATAAATGCTGCGTGGCCGGCGGATTCGTCCGTGATATTGTCGTTGAGTGCGACACCCCGAAGGACATCGACATCTTCACTACCTCGAAGGATGCGGCCGCGGCAATCGCCGTGGACCTTCTTGAGACGGCTCCGTATGTCCGGCTCAACGGGACAGAAAAGCGGATTGTCGAGACTGGGAACGCCTTCACGATTGTCAGCGGCTACAAAGAACCCGCGCCTCAAGTGATTTTCCGCTGGGTGTTCGACGACATGAATAAGGTCATCGACGCCTTCGACTTCACCCCCTCACAGGCGGCAATCTGGTGGGACGGCGAGAAGTTCGTGAGCCGGTGCGCCCCTACGTTTCACAACGACGCCATGACGCAAACCCTGGTCTTCACTTCCCCCAAGGACAACGACCCGCTGGGCTCGGTGCTGCGGATGATGAAGTTCTATCGCGCCGGCTACGTCATCGACAACGAGAATCTGAGCCGAGTCCTCGCAGACGTCTGCTATGACTACGGCTCCCGGTTCAACGAACTCAGCCTTGAGGGCATCCAGAAATCTATCCGCGAAACCCTCCCCAGCCGTGGCCTCGGAAAATACTAACCCTTATGAGTGACCGGCATCTTGGCGATGGTATTAGTTGCCCCAACTCGGCTTGTGAGGCACACTGAGGTATGTCCAGCAGCAACAAAGGAAAAGTAGGGACCCGCGGTCGTGAAATCGCGCGGGCCCTTTGGGGGCCGGGCGGACGGCCGGAGACCGGGGCCTACCGCGAGGAATGCGCGAAGCGCGGCCTCCAAACTCAAATCGTGCCGGCACCTCGGCTGCCGGCTAAGGAGAAGAAATCGAGTGAACAAACGTGAGACGCGGGTGATTGTCTTCTTGGAGATTGTGTGGGCCCTTGCGGCCTTGGTGTTCTTGTGGTGGCTTTTGTTCCCATGAAACTCGAATCCTTTGTGGCCGCCATGGAGGCACTAGTGATGGGCGTGTTTGCCCTGTTCCTGGTGAGCATGGTTCTGGGGACGCTCTGGATTATTCTTTCCGCGTGGCTCCGTTTGTTCTAAACTTTATGTCTGAAAGCAACAACAACTCAACTGGGAACGGCATCGGACTGGGTGGCGTTCTGTTCACCGTGTTTCTCACCCTCAAGCTGTGCGGCGTCATCAGCTGGTCCTGGTGGTGGGTCACCGCGCCGCTCTGGGGTCCGTTGGCGATTGTCGGCATCGTGCTCCTGGTGAGCCTAATCGTGCTCGCCATTCTGAAATGAGCGCCTCCGACCGGGTTCATCATCCGTATAGTCCGAGCACGCTCCAGTGCCGGGAGGCCTGTCCGAAGTATCAGCCGACGCAGTCGGAGAATGAGGCCTCCATCATGGGCACGCTCCAGCACAACGCGGTGGAGTCCGACCTTGACGACGACCGCATCCCGGACTACAAGGCAATAGCGGTCGCGCAGTGCAAGGCGCTGGCCGAGGAGCGCATCGCATCTTTCGGGCCCGGCGCAATCGTGTTGCGCGAGGTCTATCTTCCGGTGGACGACGAGGCCACTACCGCCGGCTACCTCGACCTGGGCATCGTGTCGGCCGACCACACGCGCGCCGAGGTGGACGACTGGAAGTTCGGCCGCAACGCCGTGACCCACGCGGAGGACAACCTTCAGGGTATCGCCTACATGCTGGGCCTGAAGAAAATGTTTCCCGCGCTCAAGACCTGCACGGTCCGCTTTTTCCAACCCCACATCGACCATGAATCTTCTCACACGTTTGACATCTCTAATCCCGACCGGTTTCTCCTCCGCATCCGAACAGTGGTCCTCCGAGCGGTGGAGGCTGCGAAGTTGGATTCGGACTTTTCAATGGCGCGGGCGACGGTGGGAACTTGCCTTTTCTGTAGCCTCGTGGGCAAGTGTCCGAAGGTAGCGGAGCTCGTGATTCAGGTCGGGAAAAAGTATGCGCCGATGGTGGTGCCCGAGGATATCAACACCGTGACGCTCGAGGACCCGCGCCAAGTGGCGGCCGGCATGAAGCTGGCGACAGTGGTCAAGCTGTGGGCCGAGTCGTTCCGGAAGAACGCCACGCAGAAGGCGCTGACCGACGAGGAGTTTATTCCCGAGGGTTACGTGCTCGTGCCGCAGCAGCGGCTCAACATCAAACGCGCGAAGCAGGTGGGCGAGATTGCGAAGCGTTTCGTGCCGCCCGAGCACGCCGAGAAGATTGAGGCGCTCTACGAAATAACTCTCACTCCCTTGGACAGATTAATCGAGCTCGTCGCCCCGCGCGGACAGAAAGAAAAGTCGAGCGACGCGTTTCGTCAGGCGTTGGTCGAGGAAGGGGCCGCCGAGATGGGCCCTTCCTTCTCGGTCCTCCGCATGGCGACTGACAAGGACAGCGGGAAGACAGCAAGCCGATGACTGAAGCACAAAAGCAAGCCCGACGGGATGCCGTTAAACGATACCGTCTTAAAAACAAGGCCCTGCTCATTGAGAAAAATCGTTTGTGGAGGCTGGCCAACCATACCCGGAGCGCGTGGCTTTCGAGGAAGTCCAACCTCAAGTTTTATTACGGAATGACCCTGGAAGAATACGAGTCTATTATTCGCGCTCAGCAAGAGCGGTGTGCTATATGTGGTGAGCACATGAATCAGCCTCACGTTGACCATGACCACAAAACCGGAAAAGTGCGGGGGCTGCTTTGTCGTCGATGTAACCCCGCGCTTGGCGGATTCAAGGACGACCCTAGAATTTTGATGCGCGCGATTGCGTATCTCGAACAACACAACAAACAAAACAACAAGGACAAACAGTGAGTAATGTTTCCTTCAGCAAACCCGGAGTTCCTGTGGACGCCACAGAACCCAACTCTCCGGCCACCCCAACCCCGTGCGACGAAAACGGCAATCCCGTTGAGCCGACCTGCACGGACGTCGCCGCACCTGCGCCGGCCTTTCCATACAACGAGGATGACATCGGTTTCGCCGAGGTCAAGTTCCCGAAAATCAAAATCGTTCAGAAGTCGAGCAGCCTCGCGGTTGCCTTCGCGCTGGGCGAGATTGTGCTCAAGGACCAGATGGCGATTTTCACGCCGCCCGTCCTGCGCGATGGCGCGCTCACCAAGGCCGGCACGGAGCCGCTGTATGTCGTGGCAATCGGCTTCCGCAAGGACCGATACACGGAAGTGGTCCCCTACGGTGGCGACGAGCAGGGCCTGCTCTGCCACTCGCTCAAGGAAGTGGCGCGCGCTAACGGCACGCTCAACTTCAAGGAGCACAAGGACAAGCTGGCGGCCGGCATGCCGTCGCGGGAGTTCAAGACACTCTCGACCGCGCTGTTTCTCATCCGCAAGCCCAGCCATGTGCAGGACCCCGACCGCATCTTGTTCCCGTTCGTCTGCGAGGACCAACAGTATGCACTGGCCACGCTCGACATGAAGGGCGGCCTGTTCACCGAGTGCGCCCAGGTCATCCGCAACGACAAGAAGGCCGGCCACCTCACGGCGGGCGGCTACTCGTCCTTCAACTACACGTTCGGCACCAAGCTGAAGACCTACTCGACGGGCAACACGTCGTATGTCCCGGTCTTGCGCGCTGGACAGAAGACCTCGGAAGTCCTCCGAGCCTTCATCAAGAGCATCACCGGCAGCTAATCGCGGTGCGCTTAAGGTGGGCAGCCATGAAAAATGGGCCGGGCCCGCCGATTAACCCGGGGAACAAATACAAGACTCGGGTCCTTTTCCTCCTCATGACCGACCAAGAAAAAGCAGACCGCGCCTGGGAGGTCTATCGTGAGGCCTCGCACATGGCCCTGGACCTGAATCAGCCGGCGGACTTTAGACGGGCCTGGGAGAGCCGAAGGGACGCGGCCTGGGCTGAGCATCAGCGGGCCACAATTGAAGTCTTGGTGAACTATTACTTTCCGGGCGCTCTAAAAGAAAATGTGGCCGCAGAGTAAATCTCCGGCAAACCTTCTGCCCGGCTTCCTTTATGACAATTCCTGAACTTTGTGTATTGTGGAGTTCCGCCGTTCTGGCGGTGTGCGCCTCAACTATTTTCGTGGCCCTGACGGTCTGTGTCGTGGTCCGAGTCATCCAAGGTCTAAAAGAATGAGCAACAACCTGACTGTCGAATCCAACGTCCGGGAATACGCGCTCGCCTGTTCGAAGGCGAACCGCGCCGGCAAATTCAAACGCGTGAGCCAAGAGTTTCTCGATGACGTCGAGGCCGAGATTGATTGTCTCCTCCGGCAAATCGAGAGCAAGGTCCGGGAACCGCTGCATGACGGACCCGCCGACTACGGCGACCTCCGACTCATCTACGGAATGACGGCCGACTTGGCGCATCGTCGGCTCGAGGCCGCGGTCCGGAAAATCATTCGCAACAAGGTGCAGGGCACGCCGAGCTGCGGCATTACGTTATGAGGAAATTCCTGTTTCGGTTTCTGTTGGCGTCCGGCGCGCTCGGCCTCCTGGTCGGCTTGTGTTGGAGTTTCATTGAATTGACGAATCGTTATGGTCTGGTCCCAACCGCGGTCCTGCTCTGCGTCATCCTCGTTCTCAACTTCTGCGTGGGTGATTACAACCATGAGTGAGCCGCGCATCATCGGCGTTGACTTCGAGACCTTCTTCCACAAGAAGTCGAACTACAGCGTGACCTCGATGGGCGACTACCAATATCTCCACGACCCGCGGTTCCACGCCTACCTGCTGACCGTCGCGGACGAAAAGGAGACCTGGGCGGACGACCCGAAAAACTTCAACTGGGAAGCGCTCGACGGCCAGATTTTGGTGAGCCACAACGCTCACTTCGACTCGGGCGTGTATGAGCGGCTTGTGGAGCTCGGCCTTGCGCCACGCATCAAGCCGGCGGCTTGGTATTGCACCGCGAACATGTCGGCCTGTCTTTGCAACCGCCGCTCCCTCGAGGAGGCCGCCAAGCACCTTCTGGGCGTTCAGCTCGACAAGAGCGTCCGCGACCGTGCCAACGGCAAGACGCCCGACCAGATGAAGGCCGAGGGCTGGTGGCTGGACATGGTCAAATATGGCCGGCGCGACTCAGTCACCACGCGCGAACTCTTCGTGAAGCACGCCGACAAGTGGCCGGCGTTCGAGCGGGCGCTCGCCGACCAGACCAGCCGGCAGGGAAAGCGGGGCGTGCAGGTTGATGTCGCCAAGCTTACCGACTACATCAAGACCGCGCACTCCATGCTCAAGGACTGCGAGGCCACGCTGCCTTGGATTGCCGAGGGAGCCGCGCCGACTTCGCCGAAGGCCATCGCCGAGCAGTGCCGGCGCGAGGGCATCCCCAGCCCGCCCGTCAAGGCCCACGAGGGCGAGGAGGCCTTCGACCAGTGGGAAGCGCTCTATTCCCCGCGCTTCGCGTGGGCGGCCAACGTGGCGAAGCGCCGCTCCATTTCCAAGTTCCTGGAGTCGCTCGAGACCATTAAGGAGCGGCTCACGCCCGACGGCATCCTTCAGTTTCGCCTGAAGTATTTCGGCGCGCATACCGGCCGATGGTCGGGAGACGGGGGTGTAAATATGCAAAATCTACGGAAGGAGCCTCTCTTCCGGGACGACAAGGGCTTCCTGATAAATGAGCCGGACCGACTGAAGGAAATCGAACAATCGCAGATTGAGCGGAAGCCGCTGCCCGGCTATGTCACCGCCTCGCTGGACATCCGCTCTATCCTCATCCCGCGTGCCGGCAAGAAAATGATAGTCAGCGATTTGTCACAAATCGAGCCGCGCGTGTTGGCCTGGGTGGTGGGCAACCAGGAGCTGCTCGACATGATGGCTGCGGGCCAATCACCCTACGAGGCCTTCGCGCGCCAGCAGATGGGCTGGACCGGGGGCGACCTCAAGAAGGCCGACAAGGACCGCTATGCGCTTTCCAAGGCGCAGGTGCTGGGCCTCGGCTACCAATGCGCGTGGGAAAAGTTCATCAAGCTTGCGTGGGACCAAGCGCGCTGCGACGTCACCAAGGATGACCCGGAGTTCGTGCCCATGCTGAACGAGGACGGCGAGCCGGTGCTGAACACTGACGGAACGCCCCGCATGGTTTCTGGCTACGGATTCGTCGCGCGCCGCATCGTGAAGGATTTCCGGGCCCGCAACCCGCTCACAGTCGCGCTGTGGAAGCACCTGGACAAAGCCTACAAGGACAGCGTGCTCGACGGCGAGTTCACCATCGAGCTGCCCTCTGGTAGGAAGCTTACATACCGGAAGGTTGCGAGGGAATGGCTCAAACATTTCGATGAAGAGATTGGGAAGTGGCGGAATAAATGTTGTGTTCGGGCCGAGGCCATCAAGAACGGAAAGCTGATGCGCGTGCCCCTCTATGGTGGGGCCTTAACGGAAAACATGATTCAAGCAATTGCTCGAGACGTGTTTGCCGAACACTGTTTGGCCCTGGATAGAACCTTTGGGGACGGAACGGTGTTATTCACCGCGCATGACGAGGCCATCACGGAAGTGGACGCGTCAGTTTTCGCGAAAGACGTAGAACGGGTGATGTCGCAGACTCCTGAGTGGTTGAAAGGTTGTCCCCTCGCCGCGGAGGCCAAGGAGGTTCCACATTACCTCAAATAGCAACTGCCCCCATTGTGGAGTAGAGCACACAGCGGAGAACTCCTACCGGCGAAAATCGGGAACGTGGGAAGCCAGATGTCGATCATGCCGAACAAAATACGAGGCGGAGCGTCGAGAGAAATATCGAGACCGATACCGAGAGATTCAGTGGAGGTCCTGGCTGAAGAGGGGATATTCCATGACTCCCGAGGACTATGAGAGAATGATGTCCTCTCAAAAAGGGTTGTGCAATATCTGCCTGAAGCCAATGGCCCATCCGCACATAGACCATGACCACACAAATAAAAAGGTTCGGGGGCTGCTCTGTTCAAAATGTAACACAGTGTTGTGGGCCGTTGAAGATAAAGAATGGTTAAGGATGGCCAAGAGGTATTTGCGAAACGCGGAGTCGGGGGGCCCGATTCGTAGAAAACGGCGGACTCGGGCCGAGATTGAGGCAGCAAGAAACGAACCCGTGAGTTGACAGGAAGCCTCGGGCTGACATATCTTCCCTGCTGTGCGTTACCTCAAGCGACTTTCTGCAAACGAGACTTTTCAAGGCAACCCCTGGGAGTTCACCCACCTCGACCGCGTCCCCCCAAACTGCATCACCGACAAAGTGGCCCGCACGAAATGGCAGAACGAGCTGGGCACCGACTTCTGCTTTTACTCTGCGTTCACAGCGGTCAACGAGAGCAGCCGCATCAACGAGAGCGGCGGGAAAGAGGGCCCGGGGTCCCCGCGAGAAATGGACGGCTGGGTGGGCGACTACGACGCGCGCTTCACCGACCAGGAGATTGACGCGGCAATCGCGCGGATGGACATCAAACCGAACTGGGTCGAGCGCTCGCTGTCTGGCAACATCCGGCTGGTGTGGATTTTCGAGCGGCCAATCATGCTTTCCTCCCGCAACTACGCGTGCTTCATTCTCAAACATCTTCACGAGCTCCTGCCGATTAAGGAGCTGTCGAACCTCGACCAAGGCTACCTCGAGCCCTCCCGCTACTACGCGAACGGCTGCCAGTGGCGGCAGGTTGAGAAAAATCCTGTGCCCTGGGCTGTCATCGCCGGCTGGCTCGTGAAGAAGTCGCGGTTCTATTCGTGGAAGGACAGCGAGCCGGGCGTGACCATCCCGGCGGCAGACGTGGCCGCGCGGTTCCGCGAGCTGGCCCCCAAGTATCCCCGCTTCGCGGAGTGGGAAGGCGAATTCGCCTGGGGCGCGATGGGCCCCACTTTCTGGGTCGAGGGCTCCACTTCGGACAACTCGGCAATCGTCCATGAAAACGGGATGCAGAGCTTCGCCAACCACGCGCAGCGCCAGGGAAAGGGCTGGTATTCCTGGTCCGAGCTGCTCGGGGCCGACTGGGTCAAGCGCTACGAGGAAAATCGAATAGGGAACGCGGTGAAGGATATTTTCTTTGACGGCAAGGACTACGCGGTCAAGCGCGACAGCGGCCGGTGGGACATCCTGAACAAGGACAACATCCAGAACGAGATGATTGTGATGCGCGGGCTGACGCGCGACATCAGCAAGAAGAAGGGCGAAACCTTTTCCGAGGTTGAGGCGGCCTTCGCCTACATCCACACCGAGCAGCGCGTCAAGGGCATGGCCAGCTTCGCTTTCTTTCCGAAGGGAAAAATCTTTTTCAACGGGCACTACTACCTCAACATGCACACCCGGGACGCGATGGCCCCGGCCGAGGGCAAGGCCATCTGGGGCCCCGACGGCCAATTCCCCTGGATTTCCCAGTTCTACGACAACTTTTTTGCCACCCTCGACCAGCTTCCGTTTTATCTTTCCTGGGCCAGCTACTTCTACAAGGGCTGCTACTATCGCACGCTCACCCTTGGGCACGCCATCTACATCGCCGGCCCTGTGGCCTGCGGGAAAACTTTCTCCAATCGAAAAATCATCGGGGAAATTGTCGGAGGCTTTGCCGAGGCGGCCTCTCACCTTCTGGGGGAGACTCAGTTCAATTCACAGCTCTTTGATTACGCCCTCCACACGGTGGACGACACCTCGGTGACCGGGAACTCCACGCTCTACAAAAAGTTCTGCGAGGGCGTCAAGAAAAACGTGGCGAACAACGAACGCGAGTGCAACGAGAAGTTCCGCGTGGGTGGCGTCATCGGGTGCCGGGCGCGCCAAGGCATCACTTGCAACATGGACGCCGACTCTCAATTGCACCCTGACCTGGATGCCAGCATGAAGGACAAGGTCATGATGTTCCGCGCGCAGGCCCCAAAAAATGCTTTCCCGCCGGAGAAGGAGATGAACGAAATCCTCGCCCGCGAGCTGCCTTGGTTCTGCCGGTTCCTGTTGGACTTTGAGACCCCCGAGCAATGCCGCAGCGCGAGCCAGGAGGACACCCGGTTTGGCGGCATCAAGCCCTACCACGACCCGGAGATGGTGCTTTCGGCCCAGCAGTCCAGCAGGACATCGGGCCTCGCCGAGGTCATCAACATTTGGATGCGCGAGTATTTCACGAAGATTGAGCCGGACGCCAACGTGTGGTTGGGAAGCGCGCTCGACCTTTACCAGCAGTTCTCCCAAGTGCCGGGGATGACCGATGTCCTCCGACAGTTTTCCCTCGAAAAAATCAAACGCGACTTGTGGACCCTGAGCAAGGGAACACAATTCAAAATCCGAACCATCGACGGAACGTCAGGTGGAATCCGGATTTACGAAATCGACCGCTCCTCCCACTACCCCAAGAACCTCACGGTCCTGGAAGTGCCTGAGCAAAGGACGGACAGCCGCTACCAGAAAACCAATGAGCCCCCCGAACAACTACTACCGAGCCAATGAAGACCTCCGGTTCAAACTCACCACGCCCGAAGAAGAGCGCAAGCTTTTCGTGGCGGCAAAAGGAGGCGACGCGGAGGCTCGCGAGTTCCTTATCCGAAACCATCTGCTGTTCGCTGCGCGCTTCGCACGCCGCCAGAATCGCGGACGCCTTCCGGACGACGAGGTAATCTCCGCCGTGAACGCCGCACTCATGAATGCCATCGACCGCTTCGACCCGGAGCGCGGAAACCGTTTCACGCGCTACCTGATGCCCTTCCTGCGCGGCGCGCTCGCGGGCCTTTGGAAGGAGCAGAACACGGTCGAGCCCGGCTCGCACTCCGGCGGCCATTTCCCCAGCTTTGTCTCTTTCCACGAGGACGACAGCGGTGGCAAGGCCCGGAAGTTACAGCAGCGGGTCTCGGAGACGGCTCCCGCGACTGACGCGGTGGTCATGGAAAAGGAGGACCTCGGCCTAAACTTGGCGGTGTTGAGTCGATGCAAGTGCAAACTCACTCCTACCGAGCGGGTCCTGCTGAAACTAATCTACGAGGAGAAAATCAGCATGGCCGACATCGCGCGGCAACGCGGCGTCAGCCGACAGGCGGTCCACGCGGCGCACGGCCAGATAATCGCGAAGCTGCGGGCCGCCTTCAAGAAGGAGGAGAAATCGTGAGAAAATATCTCGTCCGTATTCTTTGGACCGGGTGGAGTCAAGACGAGTGGGCTTACTCTCTCGAGGGTGCGCGAGCTGTGAGAGACATGGCCTTGAAGTCTCGCGGGGCGCAGTCGGCGAAAATCTACGAACTCACGGAGGTCGAATGAAGGCCATCCTCGCCCTCGACCTCGCTACCACCACCGGGTGGGCTTACCGTGACCACAGCGGCATCGTGACCGCCGGCTCCTGGCTCCTCCAAGAACGCAAGGTGACCTCCGCGGCCGCCAAGGAGCGCATGGACCGGAAACTCGACGCCCGGGTCCCCGCGCTCTACCGGCACATCCTGAAAGTCTGGAAAGACCACATCAGCGACCACGCGACCAACAACCCGATTGATTTCGTCGTCTTCGAGGACGTGCAGTTCGGGGGCTACACGCAGCAGAATCAGCTGTGGTCCAGCTTTCGTGCCGCCGTGTGGTTGTTCTGTTACAACTACGGAATCCAGATTGATTGCTGCCCGGTCAAGACGCTGAAGCACTTCGCGACCGGCAGTGGCGCGGCGGAAAAGGACATGATGATTGAATACGCCGCGAAGTATTTTCCCGGCGTTGAAATAGTGGACGATAACGCTGCGGATGCTTTACACTTGCTCAGATGGGCGACGACCAACAAACTAGCGTAAGGCCGGCCACGCTCCCGACCCGGGACTCCGTGACGCGCGCGCAGCTTGACGCGTTGCACTCTGTGATGCAGAACCTGCACCCATACATTATGGGGTCGGCTTTCCGAGACTACCACGACCACCCGAAAATCGACGGGGGCGTTGTGCTCTCGGCAACGCTGACCTTCGTCAACGTGTGCTCGCGAATCGACGAGCTGTTGGCCGACGCGGGGCGATGGACCACTGAACCGCACGACCGGCTCTACGCCTCCATCGAAAAGGTGCAGAAGGCGCAGACGGATTACCTCGAGGCGCAGGCCGCCGAGGCGTGGTCCCACCTCCGTCCATCGGTTCAGTTCCGGCCAACGATTGCCAACGACGGAACGCAGTTCGTGGCCTATTACGGCGACATCACGCGCCCCGGATATTCGATTGTCGGCATGGGCGCAACGCCCGAGGCGGCGCTTGAATCTTTCGACCGCGCCTTCAAGCAGTCCCCGCAAGAGCAGATTATTTTGGCCGCCGACTCAACGGCCTCCCCTCAAAAACCCAAGAACAACAAAAAGAAGCCCCTCGAATCATGAACTGGACACCAACCGACGTAGTCACCCTGAAACAGCTAATCAAGGACGGAAACACCGACGAGAGCCTCTCCATCTTTTTTGGCGTGAGCGAGCCGGCGGTCCGCAGGGCCCGGCAGCGGTTTGTCCCGGAGAGCGTGAAGCGACGCGTGAATCCGGCCTACAAGGACGCCAGTCCGATGGGCCCCTCCAACCCTCTCGAGCCCTCCCCGGGAAACCCAATTTACCGTGCGACTGACCCGCTCATCGAGCAGGCCAAGACCGTTCCCGCAGAGTTCGGCAGCATCCCGCTCGAGGTTTTCGACGGCGACGCCTGGACGAAAATTGGTCTCGTGGCCGATACGCACCTGTGCTGCCGCGAAGAACGGCTCGACGCGCTTCACGCGCAGTATGACCTCTTCGCCCGCGAAGGCGTGAAGGACGTTTTCCACGCCGGTAACATCGTGGACGGATACGTGCCGCGCATCAATGGCGGCAGCGTCTATGAATCCAGCATCGACGGGCAGGCCACCTACTGTGCGAAGCACTATCCGCGGCGCGCCGGCATCACCACGCACTTCATCACCGGCAACGACCATGAAGGCTGGTTTCAAAAAGAGGGTTTCAACTTCGGAGCCTATCTTCAGATGGTCTGTGAGAGGATGGGACGGCACGACATGAAATACATCGGCCACATCGAGGCAGATGTTGTGTTGACCGCAGGGGAGTTCAAACAGATTCTGAAGGTCCAACACCCTGGAGGCGGGTCCGCTTATGCGAGGTCCTACAAAGGACAAAAGATAGTCGAGGCTTTTCAGGGAGGAGAAAAGCCGGCCATCCTAGCAATCGGCCACTACCATGTCTCCGGATACAGCTTCGACCGCAATGTCCATATCATCGGACTCCCGGGTTTTCAAGACCAGACTATTTTCGGAAGGACAAAGCATCTCCGATACGAGATTGGGGGCGTCATCCTCGAGTTGAAGATGTCCTCGATAACCGGGGCCATCACCCGGGTCCGACCTGAGTTCAACATGTTCTTTGACCGCGGGTTCTACAAAAACTTCCTCCCCTCGGATGCGGTTCTTCGGGGGGAGCCCACTGTGATAAAGACGGGTCAATGAAAGTTCTTCTTCTCACAAAAGGAATGACTGCCTCCGTGGATGATGCGGACTTTCCGGAAGTGTCGCGGTTCTCTTGGCAGGCCCAGCGAATTAAAAAGGGCTGGGTCGTTAAGAGAGGGATTTGGGACCCCGTAAGGAAGAACAACCGAAACGAATCTCTTGGGGTTTTCTTGTTGCGCCCGCCCCCGGGTATGAGAGTGGACCATAGAGACGGAAATCCCTTCAACAATCAAAGGAGCAACCTCCGGGTCTGCACCAAGACTGAGAACGACCGCGCCTTCCGCAATAAAGCGGAAGGAAAGACTTCACGATTCCGGGGAGTGTGCTGGCACGCGCAAAGAAACCGTTGGCGGGCCTCGATAGAGACCGCCGGGCACAACTATCACCTGGGAGTCTTCTTTCGGGAAGAGGATGCAGCCCACGCCTACGACACCGCCGCCAGAAAACACTTCGGTCAATTCGCACACCTGAACTTCCCATGAGAACCATCATCGAAATGCAAACCCGCTACCGCGACCAGTTGGAACAACGCGAGGCGACCATCGAGGCCGAGACGACGCGGATTGCGGCGCGGTGGATTACGGCGCTCGAGGAGCTGGTGGAGTCCGCCTTTCAACAGCTGGAGCCTAAAGGGGAAGCGGTGGCATACTCAAACGCCTTTTCCGTCTCCTCGCCGCTTGAATCCATCAAGGCGGCCGCGTCGCGCGTCGTGGACCACTTCAACCTGCTGGGCTTCTCGGCCCGCACGTTCCTTTCTTCTTTTGGGGGCGAGGGCGGCCGACCAGTTTTCGGGGTGGGCGTTTCCTGGGTCGCGCCCGACCCGCAACAACTCGTCCCGGACCTCTCTAAGATTTGACGGGACACGTCGTCTCGTCGTAACCTACGAACCACAACAACATGACCAAAATCAAAACCCTACTGGCGCTGGCACTCTTGCTGGCGGTTAGCTCCGCGGCTCACGCGGGCGTGAAAGTTATCGGCGAAGTTAACGGCCTGAAAATCGTCCGCATCAAGACCGCGGGGATTTTCTGTCCCTCGACGACCACGGTTGTGGCCTTCGACCCCGCCAAGCCCGGCACCGTTGAGGGCGTGCTGAACCATGCCGGCGGCCCCGGCGTCTTGCAGAGCGTGGCCCAGCCGGCCTCCATCGCGGCCGGTGCGTATCTGCTGAAGCCCGACAGCACGCGCGTCACGCAGAGCGGCGGCGGCTCGAGCTCGATTGCAACGGGCGGCACCGCAACCTCCACGAGCGGCGCGACCGCGGCGGGCGGCAACTCGAACGTCACGGGCGGCAACGGCGGGAACTTCACGCCCCCGGGCCACGTCAACAACCCCAGCGGAAACAACTAAGACCGCTTCGATAAGGAAGCAGTCGCCTCAGGGGCGGGAAGGAATCCCGCCCTTTTCTTTTTGTTTGACAGGTTGGCGGGATATGGTAAAGTTCGGTGTCGGATGGGACGGAGAACCAGACTAGTAAGATGTCTGGGGATAATTGGAAAGGCTGAGATTTGCATGCGTCGTCAGCCCGGGGGTTCGAAGCCCTCCCCGTCCCCTTGAATTTGCGTTGCAACGAAAACCTCCCCGCTTAGCGGCGGGTCCTATCAACCGAGGTCGTCCAGTATGATAGTGAGCTGGCCATTTTTCGGGCCGGACCGCAGTTCCAGCCAGGGATGGTGAGGAGCGCGACGGCCCAGACTTTTGTGGCTGACGGGTAGGATGCGTGGCGTGAGCTCGCGAGTAAACGTCCGGCTTTCCTTTCCTGGCCGAAGGACCCCTAGCTAGGGTTCAGGTTTGGAGAAATGGGTTCGATTCCCGTCGCCGGCCACATTTTGATTTATGCTGCATGCCGTTAAACACGACCTCCGCGGGACCCGTTTATGGTGCGGCCCCGCGGCCATCAGCGCCGTCACCGGGCTGCCCACGTCGGTCATCCGCGACGCGGTCCAGACGGTCCGCAGAGACCGTCGGCCGGTGCAGGGAATGAACCGGCAGCTGCTGGTCCAAACGCTCTCGCACCTCGGATTCCACGCGGAGATGTTCTGGGCCTACCACTGGTTCCCCGAGGTCCATAAGCCCACCCTGGTGCAGTTCCACAAGCGTTTCCGATACCACCTGGACCGCTTCCCGGTTCTCATCAACATCACGGGACATTTTGTCACACTTCAGGGTGACCTTTTTGTGGATTCCTGGTTCAAGGAGCCGGTTGCCTTCTGCCCGCCGCCGGTCAGGCGGAGAAGGGTGGAGGCGGCCTGGAAAATCTTTCGACAGGTTCTTGACCTTCCGGGAAACACGGGGTAAGATAATCACATGAGTGAAACGACCCTGGTGGAAATAAAAGGCGACACCTACCCCGTCAAGGAGGCCTTGAAGGCCCTCGGCGCGCGATGGAACGCCGCCAAGAAGTGCTGGACCGTCCGGGCCGAGATGGCCGAAAAGGCCCTCGCGCTGGTTAACGGCAGGAAGGCCCCCGCCGCCCTGGCGGCCGAACGCCTCGAGGCCTGCGAGCGGGTTGGCTCAGCAGTGACCTGGAGCGACGAGCAGCAGGCCATTTTCCAGTGGTTCGCCCTCGGCCAGGGCAACATGGTCGTGCAGGCCCGCGCCGGCACCGGCAAGACCACCACCATCAAGGAGGCCTTCAACCACGCGCCCGAGGACGGCCGGCTGCTCTACGCGGTCTTCAACAAGAAGAACCAGCGCGAGGCCCAGGAAAAAATTACCGACGGGCGTGTGGAAGTGAAAACCCTGCACTCCCTCGGGTTCGCGTTCATCAAGCGCGTCTGGGCCGATGCCAAGCCCGAGGACGCCGTCGAGTTCGACCGCATCGAGACTGTCTCGCCCGGCCTGCCCGAGGAAATCGTCACTCTGGTCGTCAAGCTGGTCGGCTTCTGCAAGAACACCTTCGTGAAGGTCCCCGAGCTCAACCCCGTGCTCGACCTCGCGGACGCCCGCGACATCTGTGCCTCGGACGAGCTCGAGGCCACCTTTCCGCCGGTCAAGCTGGCCCAGCTGGCCATTGATGTCCTGCGCGCGAGCCTGGAAAAGGACGCCGCCGGCCGGATTAGCTTCAACGACATGGTTTGGCTGCCGGTGGCCGCGGGTTGGGTCAAGCCGACCTTTTCCCTGGTCGTCGTGGACGAGGCCCAAGACATGAACATGCCCCAGCTGCTGATGGCCGAACGCGCCTGCAAGTCCGGGGGCCGCATCTGCATCGTTGGCGATGACCGGCAGGCCATCTATGGTTTTCGTGGCGCGGCCTCGGACGGCATGCACATGATGAAGCAGCGCCTGAACGCCGGCACGTTGGGCTTGACCACCACCTACCGCTGCCCGAAGGCGGTCGTGGCGCTGGCCAACACCATCGTGACCGACTACACCGCCGCGCCGTCCGCGCCCGAGGGCGAGGTGCTGGAAATGAGCCTCGGGGCCGCGGTCGAGTCCCTGAAGGTCGGCGACGCCGTGCTGAGCCGCCTGAACGCCCCGCTGATGGGCATCGCGCTCGGCCTGCTCCGGAAAGGCACGCCGGCCCGCGTCGAAGGCCGCGACATCGGCGCGCAGCTGGTTGGCATGGTCCGGAAACTCAAGGCCAAGAGCGTGCCCGATTTTCTCCGGAAGCTGGAAGTCTGGGGCGAGAAGCAGGTCCGCCGGGCGCGCGCCGCGGGTGGCAAGCACGTCGAGTCGAAGGTCGAGCTGGCCAAGGACCAAGTGGCCACGCTCACCGCCGTGGCCGAGGGCTGCCAGAACGTCGCGCAGGTCGAGACCCGCATCACGGAGATTTTTCAGGACACCGACGGCAACCGGGCCCCCGCGGTGATTTGCAGTTCGGTCCACAAGGCCAAGGGGCTGGAGTGGGACCGGGTCTGCTTGGTGAGCTCGACCTTCAAGGGCGGCTCGGACGAGGAGTCGAATATTTTCTACGTCGCGGTGACCCGCGCGAAGAAGACCTTGATTCGCGGATTATGAGAGTCGCAACCGACAAGCACCGGTTCGAAGTGGTCTGGGAGGGCTCCTGGTATTGGCTGGGCTCCCTATCCGACCATCACAAAGCCGGCATTGACCCGACGGGGCCGGTCCTAATGCTTCTGGACCGGTTGTATCACCGACACCTCGCGCCGCGGGCGGAGGTTCACATCCCGCCGAATCCGTTATGAGCCTCGACAAATCAATCAAGCACGGCAAGGAACACCGGAAGCCCTACCACAAGTCGAAACGATTCGACCGCCACTGCCGGCCCGGCGGGAAGTGCGATTGGTGCCGGAACAACAGACTGCACAAACACAAACGCCAGGAGAAACCAGAATGATGTTGAGCATCGAAGAGTTCTCCGCCCGAGTTCGCGAAGCGATGCCTTGGGCCGAGGTGAGTGTTTTCATGGACGAAATAAATATCACCTGCCCACCAGGGCGTCAGGAAGAGGCAGTAGAAATCGTAAAAAGGCTTTATCAGCAATGAAAAAACTTCGCATCCACCTCCTCGGCCTCCCGAATGCCCCGGTCAACCTTGACTATTCGCTTGACGGCTTCGCGGCCGCCGGCCACCGTTTCGCGCGGATGCTGCGGCACATGGGCCACTACGTCATTCTCTACGGGGCGGAAGGCAGCGACGCGCCTTGTGACGACTTCGTGCAGATAATCTCAGAGCGCGAACGCCGCGCACTGCTCGAGACTGCGCCGTCAGGCAACTGCGAATATCAGCACGTCGTCATGGACGAGATGCGGCCGCTCTGGCTACTTTCCAACCCGCGCGCCGCGGCGGAGGTTGCGCTCCGGAAAAAGCAGGGAGACCTGCTGATGACTATCGGCGGTGCGTCGCAAAAACTGGTGTTTGACTTCAACCCGGACCTGCTCGACGTCGAGTATTCCATCGGCTACGACGGGAACTTCTGCAAGCACCGCGTGTTCGAAAGCTACTCGCACATGCATGCCTGTTACGGGCGGCAGGGCATAACCGATGGCCGCTTTTACGACACGGTCATTCCATTATTCTTCGACCCCGACCAATTCCAGTTCAGCGACCTGCCGGGCGACTACGTGCTTTTCGTCGGGCGGCTGATTGAGAAAAAGGGAATCGGGGTCGCGTGCCGCGCGGCAATGGAGGCCGGCGTGAAGCTGAAGGTCATCGGGCACGGAGGCGACAAGTCCCAGATTACATGCAACCACGAATTTCTAGGGGCCGTGGACTGGCGGACCCGAAACGAGGTGATGCGTCACGCGAAGGCGGTGATTTGTCCCACGCTTTACATCGAGCCCTTCAACTGCGTGGCCGTGGAGGCGCAGATGTGCGGGACGCCGGTCATCTCGACCGACTGGGGCGGGTTCACCGAAACGGTGGAGCAGGGCAAGACCGGCTTTCGCTGTTCCTATCTCGGCGAGTTCGTCCGCGCCATCAAGGACGTAGAAAAACTCGACCGCGGTTACATCCGGCGGCGAGCGGAGCAGAAGTATTCCATGTGGAACCTCTGCGCCGACTACCAGCGCTACTTCGAGCGGCTCACGACCCGATGGGGCGCGGGCTGGGAAACCCTTGACTGACGATTTTCGCCGCGTCCGTTTTCACGAGCCGCATCAAAGTGGGCGCGTGGTCATCGCGGTTTTCCGAGGGGCCCGTGCAGAGCGGCTCATAGGCGTCGTCGTATCGAAACCGCTTCCGACAGACGGGGCACTCGTAAACATACACGCCGCGTGTCACCAGCTGGGTGCCGGGGACGACGCGGGTGTATTGAAGGAGGGGCAGCGGCTTAGGCGAACTCATAGCCCCACGCGCCGAAGTTCGGTGCGTTGGTCGAGATGGAGTCGGCCTTTACTTGCAGGATGCCCGCGCTCGGGATGACCCACCAGCCATTGGCCGTGAGGGGAACGCCGGGCGTGATGACTTGGTTTTCCACAATCACCGTGCCCTCCCCGCCGGCTTCGCGCGAGAGAAAAGCGTTGTGCGTTGTGGTCAGGACGTTGAACGCGTAAGTCCGCATGATGCCTGTAACTGCGGTCGCCGTGTAAACCGTCGCGTAAGACGCCGTGATGGCGGTCGGTGCGCGGAGTTCTTTCGGGGTATAGGTGGCCATCTCTAGTTTTTCTGGTTGTAGCTCGCACCCTTCTTTAGGTTTTCAAGCACGAGCAGGGGTTGTAAATTTGACCAGTTGAAGCATTCCTGCTGTTGTTGCGGGTCTGTTAGGTCAAAGCTTGCACACGGGCGGATATGGTCAATGTGCCAGACCGCGCCGTGATTGTCCCAGGTCATCCCAGGTTTGAATTGTTGCTCGAGATGCCGCATCAGAGAATCTTTCGAGCATCCGACGAGGCTCCAAGTATTGGAGGATTTGTGCGCCCCGTGCAAAGCCTGGAGCACCCTATTCGCTAAGCTTCGACGAATTTTGACTCCCGGTTTGAGGTGATACCTTCGTTGTATTGCTCGATGCTTCTCGGGGTTGGCCCGCCGCCATTCTCGAAGGCTGCGTCGTGTCTGGGCCAGAGATTTCTCTCGATTTTTTGCTCGCCATTTTCTCTGATAGAGCCTCTTGTATTCTCGATAATGGTCGCGATTTTTGTCGCGCCATTGTTTTTCCTGAAAACGCTTCCGCTCTAGAGTCATGCTAGAAGGTCGTGATGACCGTGATTCTTCCGCCTGCCCCGGTGCCTCCGGTGCCTCCGGTGCCAGTAGAGCCGCCGCCTCCGCCGCCTCCACCACCGCCGGGAAATCCGCCGTTGCCGCCGTTGCCGCCAGTGCCGGCCCCTGAGCCTGCGCCTCCGCCGCCTCCGCCCGCACCGCAAAGCGCGCCCGTTCCGCCGTCGGTTCCGTTTGTCCCGGTGCCACCGGGCGCTGTTCCACCGCTGCCTCCGCCGCCGGACGCGTAGCTGTTACATTTTCCGCCCGTGCCGCCGGTGACTGCGGCGTTGCCGGTGTTGACCGGGCCTCCGCCTCCGCCTGCGCCAGCGCCATAGAAAGCACTTCCACCGTTGAGTGCGGCAGCGCCGGACGTTGAGCCGCCTCCACCGCCTCCGCCGTATTCAGCCGAGCCGCCGTGACCGCCTGATGAGCCGCCGCCGGCACCTTGTCCGGCGATGGTCAGGGTTACCGCCCCAGACCCAGGTGGTCCACCGGCCGAGCCGCCCCCGATGCCCACTCCCCCAGAACCGGCTGAGCCGCCGCCTCCGCCGCCTCCGCCGCCCGCGCCCGTGCCGCCGCTCATTCCACCGCCCCCGCCGCCGGCCAGGACAAAGCCACCGAAGGTCGAGTTGGTGCCGTTGGTGGCTGTGGTGCCGCCGGCTTGATTTCCGCCCGCGCCGCCGGATGCTCCGGTGCCGACGGTAATCGCGACGCCGCCCGTGGGCAGGTCCGCCGCGTTGAAAATGCATTCCACCCGCGCGCCCCCGCCGCCACCTCCGCCGCCGGGACGTTTGCCGGTCGCGCCCGTGAGTGATGCGCCGCCGCCTCCGCCCCCGCCGCCTCCGATGCAGATGACGTGAACGCTCTTAGCGCCGCTCGGCATGGTCCAAGTTCCGTTCCCGGTGAACACCTGCACGTTGGTTGTCGTGCCGGAAGGTCCCGTTGGCCCAGTCGGTCCCGTGGGTCCAGTCGGTCCGGTAGGCCCGGTCGCGCCCAAGTCGCCCGTGCGGCTGAAGTTCAGGAAACAGATTTCGTCGTTATCCGGAAGCGCCCCGCCGATGTAGGTCACACCGATTTTTCGGTAGCCCGAGGCAGAGGTCACGCTGGAAACCTGCCAGACGTTGACCGTGATGTCGGAGTTTCCCTGGCTCTTGATTTCGAGAAAGCCCTTGACCGTGCTGGTGCTGTCGTCCCAGGAATCGAGGTAGGTGGTCCAGTCGTTTCCGTATTGGTCCTGCGTGCTGATGAAAATCTGCGTCACCGACGCGATGGTCGCGTTGTTGTAGCGGAAGGCCCCAGCTCCTGGGTCGGAGTCGGTGGTCGTGGTGCTGAAACGATATTTCAGCCCGCCCTTGTCGCCCTGCGCGCCGGTCCCGCCAGTTGGACCCGTCGGCCCTGTTGGCCCCGTGGCACCAGTGGCCCCCGTCGGTCCAGTGGCACCCGTTGGTCCAGTGGGACCGGTTGGCCCTGTTGGCCCCGTGGCCCCAGGCGTTCCGTCAATTCCGTCATTTCCATCCGCGCCTGTCGGCCCCGTCGGCCCCGTCGGCCCCGTCGGCCCCGTGGCCCCTGTTGCGCCCGTGGCACCGGTTGGGCCTGTAGGCCCAGTGGGCCCCGTTGGGCCGGTCGCGCCGTTCAATCCGTCGATGCCATCTGCGCCCACGGGCCCCGTGGGTCCGGTTGGGCCCGTATCGCCCGTGGCACCCGTCGGCCCCGTTGGCCCCGTTGGGCCCGAAGCTCCCGTTGGCCCCGTTGGCCCCGTTGGCCCTGTTGGCCCCGTGACTCCATCCGCGCCAGTGGGTCCGGTCGGTCCAGTGGGTCCCGTGGCCCCTGAGGCACCCGTTGGACCTGTAGGCCCGGTTGGACCAGTGGGCCCCGGGGTCCCATCGATTCCATCATTTCCATCCGCGCCCGTTTGTCCGGTCGGCCCCGTTGGTCCTGATGCACCTGTCGCCCCTGATGCACCTGTCGGGCCGGTGGGTCCCGTTGGTCCCGTGGCACCGGTGGGCCCAGAGGCACCCGTGGCCCCCGACGCGCCGGTTGGCCCAGTTGGCCCGGTTGGCCCTGATGGGCCGGCGGCACCCATAGCGCCGTCGATTCCATCAATACCTGGAGTCCCTGCGCCTGTTGGGCCGGTCGGTCCCGTGGGCCCCGTAGGTCCGGTTGGCCCGGTGGCACCAACGCTTCGCTGGTTGCCGCTGGAGTCGTAGAGCGCGCAGAAAGTGAAGGTTTCCTCGACACCGAGCACGACACGCTGCAAAATTCGCAGGTTCGCGCCGTCCACAAACGTGAAAAGAAGTGTGACGGGCGCGCTGTCGCTGTTGAACACCGTGATTTCTTTCACGATGCGCCGCGTGGCCGCCGCGGGCGCAGAGACCACGGTGACAGGCGTCGCGCCGTTGAGCGTTCCATCGAGCGAACCCTCGATGAAAGAGGAGCCGGTGTCGTCCGACCAATGTGAGGTCCAGTCGGGGTTGAGCGTCGCGGCTGCCCCGGACATTTCCACCGTGACCGACTTATTGACCGCGTCAAGAATTAGGAGGTTCATTGTGGCTAGCCGCAACAGTTAGAAAGAAACCACGCCGCGGCCAAGCTGGCCGAGGATGCCGAAGCGCCGGCTGGGCCCGTGGGTCCAGTTGGTCCGGTCGCACCTGTGGGCCCTGCCGCGCCGGTTGCCCCGGCCGCTCCGGCTGGACCCGTGGGACCTGTCGGCCCGGTCGTTCCAGTTCCGGAGGAGACCAAGGCTTCGAGCTGGAAATCTGAGTAGAGTCCGTCGCCTGCGGACAGGTCGGAGTTGAGCGTGAGTAGGCCTTCGGTCAATGAGACCAGCGGGCCCTCGACGAAAAACTGGGGCCGCCCCGTCACGGACGCGCGCACGCGGGTCCCCGGGACAAGCGTGAAGTCCGTCGTCCGCAGACGCAAGACGAAGGCCTTCGTGCCCTTTCCAATCGTGACCGCTGAGGGGCTGGAGTTTAGAAATTTCGACGCCATCAGACGGGGCGTTTCAAAATCGAGTTGAGGATGTTTCCTGCGCCTGGGGCGGGACCACCGGTGGGACCGAGCGGAGTCAGATTTTTCACGCGACTTTGCGCGAGCTTATTCTGGACCGAAGGCGCGGGTTGGCTCATGGGCGGAGGCGTCGCGGGCGGAAGTCCGCCGGCAGCAGCCGCAGGCGGCGCGCCTTCAGGAGCTGTCGCGGCCGCGTTGGCCTTCAGAGCGTCGAAAGGCGGGGCCACCTCGAGGAGCCGGCCCTGTTGGTCCGCTTCCTGTAGGTCCCCGGGATGAATGGCCTGTGTGTTGAAAAGCACGTCGGTTTTCTTGTCGATGGAGTGGTAGATTCCAAAGCCTGCGGCCACCAGGGACTGCGCGTGTTTCACCACGGCCAGGACCGCCGGGTCCTTCGACTTGTCGGGCGCGGACACCGCCGTGGGGTTGCCCTTGGCGATGGAAAAAATCAACGGGTTGTCGAGTAACTCGGACGGGAGTGTCTCGAGCAGCGCCGCGGGATGCATTTCCAGCCGACCGTCTCCGGCAGTTTCCTCCGGGGGCGCGCCTTCAGTGGGCGGCTGGGCTGGATTCGCGGCATCGGGCGTCCCCGGCGGCATTGGCGCGGCACCTGCGGCCTGCACGTCGGCGGTTGTCAGAGACAGAGGGCTTGGCATAAATATCGGGTAAGAGGTTCAGGATTCGGTCGAGGTGTCAAGGGGCGTGATGTCGAGGAGATTCCCATCCTCATCGCGCGCAGGCATGAATCGTTGCGCGCCCTTGACGATTTCGTTCATCTGCTCGGGCGTCAGCCCGAAATCTTCGAGAGTGATTTCTTTCATTTTTGTTTCACGTCAGAGAGTTCCAGTTGCTGAGTCGCCTTTTTCGCTTTTGATTTGGGCTTCACTTCCTGGGGCTCGAAGTGCAGCTTGCCCTCGGGAGTCTTTGTAGTCCGCTCCAGGAGCGTGTTGTAGTCCGACTTGGCCTTGCCGGCCGCCGCGGTCCACCCGTTTTTCTCCCAGAGGTCCTTCTCCGCGAACCAGAGGATGGCTTGCAGCGCGTCAGCCTTGATTCCCAAGTCGTCCGCCGCCTTTTGAAAGGCGTCCTGGCCGAAGAAAAACTCTTTGTCCTGAACTCCCGACTCGTTCGCCGGCTGAATTCGCCACGGGTTGGGGTTCTTTTCGTTGGCGAGACGCGACAGCAGGCGCATGGCCCACACATCGATGGTGGCCTTGAAGGTCGTCCCCGAAAGGTTGCCTGTGAAGTTTGGCGTCTTCGGGCCTTGCACGCCCGCGAGCCAAGAGCCGTCGAGAACCTTGAGCACCGCGCGAGAGTTCATTCCGAACTTTTTGCCCGTGGACTTCGTGGGGACCAGATTGTATTTTTTCTGCCACCAGCCCAGAAAGGCCTCCTTGGTCGCCTTCTTTCCGGTCTTGCCGGTCTCGGCCGAAAATTCAGTGAGGTCGCCGTCGGCGAACTTTTTCTTGCCCTCCTGATACTTCGCGAGCATGTCATCGTAGGCCCCGGACTTGAATTGATTGTAGGCCCCGAGCGCATCCTTGAAGTTCGGGCCGACCGCTTGCTGCGGAGAAGTCGCGCCGAGCAGCTCTGCGAAAAGTTTCGCGTCGTCGCCCAGGATTCCGCCCATCTTATCGCGGAAGTTTGAATACCAATGCTCGCCCTCGGCCACTACTGGGTCCTTCTTCGCCTCGTGGTATTCGCGCTTTAGGTTTTCCGCCAGCGCATCACGAAACTTTTCTTCCGACCCGACTTCTTTCGCAAGGTGCGACTTGAGCAGGTCATACGGACGCGCTTTCGGAAGCGGGTCCCCGTTCCATTGCGCGAGATAGTTGCCATTTTTATCTTTTCGAAAGTCGAGCGGGAAAGCCTCAGGGAACTCCAAGCTGTTCTGAATTTTGTTCTCGACAAAGGCGTTGTATTCAGGGGTCCCGGGCGTCTTTTTCTGCGTGACGTGCTCGCCGGTTCGCGTCTTGGCAATCCGCTCTTCTGGCGCTTCGGCTGGCTTCACGCTGAAAGCGTAGTCGGCCTTGTTTCCGAAAACGGGGTCCTTCACAAACACGCTGTTGCCGACCGACACGGCCTGGGAGCCGCTGACCACGGGCTCTTCGGTCCCCTTCTCGTAGAAATAGGAGTGCTTCGTGGGGTTGAAGCCGACCTCGGCCCACTGCGGGTCGCCCAACGGGACCACGTCGAGCTTTCGGTCGCCGGGACTGAAGACGGTTCCATCCATGTTGAACGTCTCGCCGGGCTTCTCTCCGCGCAGCACCGCGTCGATTTCTGCTTTAACCGACGGATTGCTTTTCAGGGAAAAGAATCCCGCAGCCTCGCCTGTGCCCAGTTTCTTTCCGCTCCGCAGGTCAAACTCGACCTCCTGCTGTGTTTTCTTGCGGACCCGCTCCGTGATGGGGATGCCGGCCTTTTTCTTTTCCTCGAGCCGGCGGGCGACTTCGGCGCGGGTGTCGGAGACGGAAAAGCCCGCGCGCGTGATGTCCGTGGAGCCGCCGCTGCCCGGGACATCGGGTCGCGGGGTGACGGATTCGATGTCCTTCAGGTTGACGTTCTCGGTGACCTCGATGAGATTCCCCACGGGGGCACCCTTAGCCCGCAAATCATTTCGCAGCGGGTTCACCTCGGCGATGGACCGCACACCTACCACGCCTTCAATCGGCTTGTAGGTCTGGCGGCCGATGTCCTCAGGGCGGATGGCGGCGGGCTTCGCGGGCTTCTTGCCCTGCGCCTCGGCCAGGAGTTGGCCCTTGACGTTGCCAGGAATTTTCCCGGGCAGCTGTCGCGTGACCGACTCGGGAATGTTGAGACCCTGAACGAGGTTGAGAAAATCCGTGCGCTCCGGGGAAAGGTGGGTAGCCGGGCCGCGCGGGTCCTCGGGCGGCAGCGAGACGCCGATGTCCTTGACGGGCCGCACCAGCTTTTCGCCATCGCCGCGGAAGCCGCGGTCCTGGTTGCCCCAGTAATCCTTGAGGTCACGCACGACCTCCGACCAGCCGGCATCGGTCAGTTTGCCGGTGGCGGGGTCAACCTCGTAGGGGAGGGCTGTTTTCGTCTGGGCCGCCATGTCGGCGGCGTTCTTCACATTCGCGAGCACCTTGTCCAAGCTGCGCGCCGTAAGCTGAGGGCCCGATTTCTTGGTCTGCTGCCAGCGGGTCCCGAAAAGCACTTTCTGGTGGGCTTCCCGGATGTCGTCCGGCACCGCGCCCATGGCCTCGGCGACGTAGGCCGCCTCTTGCTCCGACCGGCGGGTGCCGCGCGCTACGGGCTTTTCCGGCGTCGGGCCGCCTTCGCGGATGACACCCTTGTGGACAATTTCGACGCCGTGACCCTGGGCCATGGAATCGTTGATGGTCTGGACGTGCGTGACCTGCTGGGAGTCGCCTGTTTTCTGGGCGGCCGCCAGGGCTTCGTCGGCATTTGTGACCTTGGAGCGCTCCGCGGCGAAGTCGAGCTGTTCTTTCGGGGTGACCCGGATGTTGGGGGCCTCGGGGGCGGCCGGGGCAGGCGCGACAGGAGCCTTGGGCGGCGTTGCGGGCTGGGGGGCAGCCGGGGCCGGCGGCGGCTCGGAGGGTGTCGGGGGCGGAACCGGTGCCGGACGCGCTGTGGAGGCTTCTGGGGCCTTGGCCGGCTTCGGCGGCGTGAGCGTTCCGTCACGGACCCGCTGGGCGATGTCGGCGAGAAAATCTCGGGCAACCTTCAGCTCCGCGTGCCCCGGCCGAACGCCAAGGGCGGAGACGCCGGGCCCTGCTGGGAGTGCCTTTCCACCAAGCGGATAGCCCATTTTATCGAGCGCGCGGGAGGCGAACTCGCTGGCGCGCTTGACGACGCTGGGGCGGACGCCGGAGAGGTCGGTTGCGGTGAGGACGCGCCCAAAGACTTCTGCGGCAGCCTCTTCGAGAATCTGGTTTTTGTCATAGGTAACCTTCCACTGGCTCTTAGGTTTTCCGCCGTTTAACGCGGCGTTGTAAGTGTCTGCAATCCAGGCCTGCTCCTCCGGAGTCCAAGTCTTGGAGATGTGCGATTCAAGGGCTTGCGCGGACGCCGGGTCGAGCGACTTGAAAGCATGGTAGAGCTCGTGCCCGAGGCCGTTCGTTTCGCCGTTGAGCAGGACCTGCACCACGGGCTGCCGGGTGCCGTCGGCGTTGACCCGCTCGCCTTTGGTGGTGAAAAAGCCCTCGGCCGCCGCCGCGCCCGCGACGTTCGGAACGTGGTTCTGGAAGGTTTTGTTGTCGAGCGCGTAGATTTCGATGCCGGCGTTCCGGAAAAACTCCCGCGCCCAGGACAGCACGGACTGTTGGCCGGGCGGCAGGCTCGCGGCCTGTTGCGCGTGGGCCTCGTCCAGCTTGGCGTCGGTGCCGTAGTGCGGCGAGTCCTTGATGGGCCCGCGGTTCACCGGCTCGTAAATTTTGGAGGCCAGCTTTTCCTGTGCGGCTGTTGCGCCTACGTGCGCGCCCAGGCCGAGCGCGGTTCCGCCCGCGCGCAACGCGCCGGCTCCGCCAATCATGCCGAGCAAGCCTTCGCGCTCTTCGGGCGTTGAGCCGATGAAAAGCGGGACAGAAAGTGCCGCGCCTTCAGCCGCGCCCTTGACGCCTTCGAGGCCGACCTTGCCGACGAAAGGGGCCGCCTTCTGGATGCCTTCGGCCACCGCGCCGAGGCCTTTGCCGGTGTATTTGAGCAGCGTCGGGGCCGCGAGGCCGATTGCGGCCACGGGGTTGTGATAAATCAGCGCGCCCTTGCCGAAGCCGCCCACTTTCTCGAGGGCCTTTCCGGCCAGTTCCCCGGCCTTCTCGACGCCTGTGCCCACTGCGCCGACGCCCTTGCCGGCGAGCTCGACGGTTCCGCCTGCGGCTCGCTCGAGCATGGAGTTGGTGACCTTCGCGAATGCTTCTGCTGCGGCGGGGGTAATGGCTTTCCCGAGCAAAAATTTTCCGCTCTTGCTGACCACACCGATTGCGCCGCCAACGGGCACCAGGAACATCGGGTCCTCGATGACCGACAGCTTCTGAATCGCGGCGGGGTCGAGCGTGACGCCGGAGGCCTTCAAGCTCTCTTGGTCGGTCCCGAGCGCATGCGCGAGTTCGCCGTTGCCGGCGGCCGCGTCGATTTCTTTCCGCTTAAGGTCCGCGTCATACGCGAGCCGCTCACGGATTCCCGTGGGGCGCGGCAAAAGTTTCGAGGTGAGGGTCGTCACCCATTTTTGCTGAGCGGAATCAAATGCATCGACCACCTCGGCGGCGCGCGCGGCGGTCTCTTTGAGGTCCCCGGCCGAGAGAGCGCCAGCCGCCTGACCGGTGGTCTTGAAAACTTGTCCCACGCCCTTGCCGAGCTCCCCGACGAACTCGCCCGCGCCCTTGACCGCCTTGCCGAGAGTCTTCGCGGTCTCGATTGGGTGCAGCGGCGAGGTGATGATGGCCTTCGCGAACTGGCCGGCGGTCATGCGCTCTTTTTCGCGCTGCTCGTAGGCGTCCTCGACCAGCTTCAAGGCCTGCGGGTCGGCCAAAAGTGCGTCCGTGTTTTTCGCGTAGAACTCGACCGGGTTGAACTCGCTCTTGTCCTTCACCAAGTCCTCGACCTTCGAGGCCTTCAGCTTGGTCAGGTCATAGCCGCGGACTTCCCCCGCGACAGGAGCGCCCGCATAAGCATCGGGGGCCGCCGCTTCCACTACCGGTGCTCCGGCGTAGGGGTCGGCCGCAGGTGCAACGGGGGCCGCAGGCGGAGGATTTCGGAGTGAGTCCTCGAACGACGGGAGGATGTTCGTCGTCAGCGCCTGCGCGGCGTAAGGATTCTGCGCGAGCGGCGCGCCTAGATACGGGTCAGAGGCAGATTCTGGAGTCTCCCCCGGCACTGGCAGGAGAGCAGGAGATTTGGTCGCGGCCATTAGGGTCGGAAGTTAGGATTGACTCGTAGTTGTCCATCTGTGCCCTTGAAAAACTGCACATTGCTCGGAACCGCCGCCAAGCTGGGGAAAGTGGGCGCGTTGTCCCGCTGCTCGATTGTGGGGCGCGGGGCCTGGAGAGGCGTGGCCGTGGGCGTCCCGACGGGGTGGGCCGAGGTTTCCAACAGCGCGCGGTGGCCGAGAGGAACGACAGTCCCCGGGGCTAGCCCGGCCGCCTGTTCCCGCTCCACGTATTGCTTGATTCGCGGGGCGAGGTTCTGCACCTGACCCTGATAAACTGGGGCCGCCGCTTCCCGCATTTCCTTTCGCTGCTCCGGTGTGAGAATCTGTCCGGTCACGGCTTGGTTATACCAATTCATGATTTTGTCCGGAACGCCGCGGGCATTTTTCGCCGAAGCGTATTCGCCCTCACGCACCGTCGAGCCGGGGTCAAGGATTTTCATCCACGAGAAAATTGCGGCTTGGTCGCGCAGCGGCGTGGGCGGAAATTGCGGGTTCGGGTCCGTCGCCGAAAGCAGCTTGTTGTAGGACGCGTCCACCTTGTCGAAATCGTGGAGCGCCGGGAGCGCGTTGTATTCTTTCGCCAGCGTGTCCGCCGCGGCCGCCTGTCGTTGCGGGGCCTCGCCGACCGCCTTGGCCTGCGCCTTGCCGAACTCCTTCAGCGTCTCGAACTGAATCTCTTGAAGTTTTTCGTGCGTGAGCTTCTCGCTGAGGACGTGACGCAGCTGCGCGTCATACTCCGGGGTCCCCGGCGCGAGTTCGCGCTTGGTGTTCTTCGCGGCCTCTTTCGCGAGGGTATATTCCTGGCCCTTTTCTCCGGCCATGCGGAGGTTGGTCTCGTAAACCGCGCGGGCCTTGTCGGCCTCTGGCGTGTGGACGCCGGGCAAGTAATTATTGACCTGCTGGGTCACCCAGCCGTCGAACTCGGGCGGCTTCACTCCGGCATCTACCTCGAGTTTTGGGGTCGCGGTGCCGAAAACCAGAATTGCTTCTTTCTGTCGCGCACGCTTGACGAAGGCCTCTTGTGCGGGCAGGGAAATGGACGGGTCCGGGCTATTGAGTTGGTTGAGCAGCGTCTGCTGTTCCGTGCCGCCCGTGGTCTGCGCTTTCGCGAGCTCCCGCTGGAGCGGCCGCACCTCATTGATGTCGATGTTTGCCTGCTCCGCGCCGGACTTGGCCGCGACGTTCTGGGCGGCCTCCGCCTCATAGCCGGAGGTACCAACAATCTGGCGGCGCTTGATGTCTTCCGCGGTGATTACGCCGCTTTTGTAGGCGTTCATGAAGTCCTGAAACTCCGGGAGGTGGCCGAGAGAGGACACGTTCACGTCGGGCTGCGAGTCGAGCGCGCCTGCGGACGAGGCTTGAATCTGTGCGGGCTGAAGGTCGGCAATCCCCGGCATTCTAATTCGCTCCTTTGCGAAGGTTTTCTTCCGCGAAAAGCGGTTGAAGATTTGTCCAGTGAAAACACCAACGCTGATGCTCTGGACGGGTTAAATCGAAACTCGCGCACGGCTTGATGTGGTCAACGTGCCACATCGACCCGTAATTTTCCCAGGTCATTCCGGGCTTGAAAAGCGATTCGAGGTGGGCCTCTAGCCAACACACGGGGCACCCTAGCAATTCGACGGTCCGGGCCGACTTCCTACCTTTGTTCTTCAGGGCCGATGTGAGACGAGACCGGAGATTCTGTAACAGGTGCTCTGTGGGGACCACCCGACGACGGTTCCGACGATACTCGGCTCTCTTAGCACGAATTTTCACCTGATATACCCGCTGGGTTTCCTTAACCCGTTCAGGGTTGGCCATTTTCCACTCCCGAGAGGCGACGTTCCTTTTCTCCTTCGTTCGAAGATGATATACACGCATCCGAGCCGCGATTTTTTCGCGATTCCTCTGCTGATACCCTTTCTGCCAAGCAAGCTTATCGAAAGGCATAAAGTTTAAGAATAGGTCCCGCGGAGATTCGCGATGGCTTGACCCGAGGTCACGCCGCCCGATGCAGCGCTTGGGCCGCCAAGCGAGCCGCCGTAAGCCCCGAGGGCCGAGGTGGCAAATTGTCCCGCCGCGCCGATGTAGGCCGCGTTTGCGTCGCCGGCCGCGATGGCCTGCTGAGCGCTGACCGCGCCGCGTTTCCCGCGGATTTTCATGAGCGTGTTTCCCCGGTTGATTTGCAGGTTGGCCGCTTCCGCCCCGGTGAGGCCGGCCTGCGGGAGGGTTTGCTCGCCAATGCCGAAAGTCGAGGCCGCGATGCCGCGCTGGGTCGCTTCGCTCTGGCTGATAGTCGGGAAAATGGATTCCAGAATTTTGGCGCGCGACTCCTGGAGACCCGCGGCCGTGGTGGCGAGATTCTGGGCCTGCTGCTGGCGCTGCGCCTCGAGCGCGACGCCCGCGCTGCCGAGCGCCTGATAGAGGCGGCCCCCGACGGTGCTCTGCGTGGGCTTGAGCCCCGCCTGCGCGCCCTGGGAAACGCCGGCCCGGACCAGCTCAGCCTGAAATTCCGGCGGGAGTGTTGCGCCCTGGGCGAGCTTTTCCTGCGCCTTGCCGATGATTTGGTCCTTGAGTTTCTCGAGGCCCTCGCTGGGTTTTACGTTCTCTTCGAAAAGTTGCTTGGCGACTTGGACCGACTCGCGGCTCGCCTCGGGCTGCTGCGCCTGGGCGAGCAGTTGCTGCTTCCCGAGCTGCCGCATCTGCGCCAACTCTGGGTCGATTTCCTCTTGGAGTCGGATGCGCTCCTTCGCGCGGTTGCGTTCCGCCTGAACGGCGGCCTGCTGCACCTTGTCGTAGCCGAGCTCCTCGGTTAGGATTTTCTTCTGGCCCTTGAGTGCCGCCTTTTGTGCGGTGGCGGCCTTATCGGCGGCCTTTTTCTTCGCGTAGGCTGACCCGGCGGCAGCAGCCGCGGCCGCCCCCGCCACGACCAAAGCAGTTACCACGCCCATCTATTTATCCTCCAATAACTTACGTTGTTTGGTCAGGGTTCGATGACAGTTAGAACACACCACCTGACACTTCGAAATCTCGTCAATACAGGCCTTCAACCCATACGATGGGCCGTCGCACCCAATGTTGAACCGTTTTTCCTTGCCGGGGAGATGGTCCCAGTCTAGACATTCCGCCGGGAGCATTCCTCCGCAGACGTAGCATCCCCGCTCTGCCTTCAATAAATCGAGTTTGCGGCGGGTGTCCGCTTGTTTCGCCCGTTCGCGCGCCCCGACCTCAGGGTTTAGGGATACCCGGCGGTAATTCTCTTCCCGCTCTCGCCATTCTGGGTCCACTACCCGTTGGAGCCGGCGGCGAGCGTTCTCTTTTTCTGCTTGAGCCCCCATTCTCCACGCCTTTCGGTGGGCATTCAAACAGTCTTTACATCGGCACGACGGAATCTTCCTGCCGTGAGAATTCTTCATCGGAAATTTTTCCGGTCCGAGCTCCTGGCCACATTTTGTGCAAACTTTCGTGTCCGCCAATGTTTCAGAAATGACGTGCATGGTCAACTTTCCTTCCGAAATGTTTGCTCGAGCAGCGAATAGCCGCGGCTCTCATAGAGCTTCTGCAAGCCCGCGCCCATGTGGGCAAAGTGAACCATCACGATTTCCTCGCACCCGCGCTCCTTGGCGCGCTCTTCGAAGTGGTCGAGCAGCATCAGGCCAGCGCCGGTTTTCCGGAATTCGGGCAGGACATACCAGAACAATTCCGAGGCGGTGAGGCGTCCGGAAAACATGTCCGGGGAGAACGAAGCACCGAGGGTCGCGACCACCCGGCCATTTTCCCAGATTGCGTAGATTTCTCCGAGCCCGGTTTGCAGAAGGGGCCGCCAGCCACCCTCAAAAGTGACCACATCGAAGGCCGCGCGGCCCACCTCTTTGGTGAACGCGAGGCCAATCGGGGTGAGGAACGGAAGTTGATTGGGCTGTAGAGCGGTGACCTTCATTTGGCGTCGAAAAATCCCACGTTGATAAGCCGCCCATTTTCCTTAGTGTCCCCGAAGGCGGAGAAGGGCCAGCGACTGTGCCATTGCGCGCACGGAAAGCAGATGCACTTGTTGAAGTGCATCGACTCGAAATGAACTTGGTCCCACGCGTCCGAGTTCTGCATGTCCTCTCGGAGCATCTCGCAGATTCGCTTCTGGGACTTCCCGGTCCGGAGGATTTCGGCCTTCGACGGGAACCCGAGCCACCCGTATTTCCGGTGCCGCCAGAAAGCGGTTCCGCCCTGGCACTGCTCCTCGGGGTTCAGGTAGAGAATGTAGGCGAACTGGGAAAAAGACTCATCGGTGTGGACCGCGTTGTTCGGCAGTTCCCCGGAGAAATTGACGCGCGCGAGGCACAGGTCGATGGTGACTTCTTTCCCGAGGCCACGCGCGAGGTGCGGCGCGATTTCCTCGGGCGGCCGCACGCTGACGTGCTTGTAGGTTTCGCCATCGCTGTGGCGGATGTCGTAGAAGGTCTGCGAGAGCAGGAAGTCCCGGTAGGCCTCTGGGGCCTCGAGAAATCCATTGATTGATTGCACACGGATTCGGTTCATAGTTTCACAAGCGCCCAAAACCAAACGGTTGGCTGAATGTTGGGGTGGGCCTCGGCCACGCCAGTGTAGTCTTCCCAATCGGCCAGAGAAAGCTGCCGGCTGGTGATGGTCTGGGTGCCCGCCGGGCCGTCGCCCGCCGTGCCGTCCTTGGTTCCGTCGCTGCCACCGTCGCCGTTCACCTCGAAATAATTCGGGGGGATGATGGGCGGGATATTGATTGTGTCCGCGTTTTTCCCGCGGTGCAGTTGAATCGTGTTGCCCGAATGCAGCGCGGTGGCGTGCCCGGTCAAGTGCGTGTGCTGCTCGATTTGCGTGGAGGTCAGGACGACGGTTTCGGAACCGTCCTGGTCGCCCGAGGTCCGCGGCGTGATGCCGGAATCGGTGGCGAAAACGTCCGTGCCGTCCTGCGTCGCGACGCCGAAAACTTTTCCGCGGATGGATTGGTCGTCCTTGGCGACGTATTGCCATCCGGGATTGAAATTGAGTGCGTCCGAGAGGAGCGCTTGGGCCACGAACTTGATGTCGCCCGGGGAGCCGGAGACGGTGCGCCACTGGCCGCGCTCCCAATGGATGAGGGCGTTGATGGTGGTGTCGAAAAAGGGCTCGAGGTCCACGGGGTTCGTGGGGCGCTCGGCGGT